AACAGTCCTGCGTTGTCGAGGATCATAACGATGCCTCCTAGAAGCCGTCCGGCGAGATGAACGCGGTCGGGTAGTAGACCTGCGGGCCGGTCGGGTCGCCGTGGACCAGATGAACTTGCAGGTCGATGTTCGTCATCGTGCCTCCCGCGTTGTTCTTGATCTGAACCGTGAGGTAACGCTGCTTCGCCAGCTTGAGCGGGTTGCTGACTTGGAGAGCAATTTGATCTCCAACAGCAATGCCGCTCTGCGGGTTGAAGTCGGGGGTCCGGCAAATCGTGGTGCCCGACGACCCGTCGTCGTTGTCGGAAACCGCGACCCGAAGTTCGCAGTTAGTCGACGCGCCGCCCACCGCGTTGACGGTGAACACGATGAACAAGGGTTCACCCTGCGAAATGTCTCGCGCAAGGTTTTCGTTCTCGTTGATCGTCGCGTCGCCGTCAGTCGGATCAGTCATCCGAGACAGCGCGACCCCGTTCAGGTCCACCGTGGTGGCCAGCGTAAACGTCGAGCCCACCGGGGGCCGCGGAGCCCACGCAGTGGCAAGCTCCAGGTTCTTGTCAGCAATCATGTGTCGGTCCCCCTATTAGGTGAGGCGGGTTTCGTTGTTGTAGAGGGTGTCGCACAGGCGGATCGGGACGCCGCTGAACGACAGGTAGCGGCGGGTGTTGCCGAACTGGTTAATGCCCTCTTCGAACTTGAGGACGGACGCGAACTTCTCCATCGCCAGACGCGACAGCGCGCTGTGGACCAGACGGTTCACGTAGAACGCCGGGCGCACCATGTTGATGTTCGGCAGCTTGTAGAGCGCCGTCGTCATGGTGTGGAGCAGGTTGTTGTAGGTGGTGAGGGCTTGCGCCCCGTCCAGATCCTCAAGCTCCGTCTTCTTCAGGTTGCAGATGCGAACCGCGTAGCGCCAGTCCTGAACGACGAGGCCGTGGTGCCACGTGTAGAGGTCGGCGTAAGCCTGCATCCGGTTGGCGTTGACGCCGCCCTGGCCGTAGACGGTTTGCTCACCGAGGTCTTGGTGCACGAGGCCAGCCTGCGAACCTTCCGGGAAGGTGCAGTAGACCGTCTCGTCGCCCCAACCCACGAGGTAGATCGACGTCTGGTCCGAGCCAGCAGCGCCGCCGCCGTTGATCACGTTCTGCGAGTTCGCCGCGCCCGAGAGAACGCTGTAGCGCCCTTGCAGGCCAAGGTAGCTGGCGGGCTCGGTGCCGGGATCGCCGCGGAACATCGTCTTCGCCTGAGTCTGGCCCATCGACTCAAGGTGCATGCGGGACTGGCTAAAGCGGAACTTGTTGACGTCGCCGCTGAGCTTGGCCAGCACGCAGTCCGTCTCGCTGCGGGCTTCGAGCATGCCGATGCCTTCGTCAACCTGAGCAGTCGACGCCTTGGTCGGCGGGATGCCCTGGTTGATCTGGCGCCAGTAGACCGCCGGAAGGCCGGTCGCGATGGTGACGCGGTGGTGGGTCTTACCGTTCGCTTCCTTGAAGACGCAGTCTTCGAGGATTTCGTTGGTCTGAGACAGAACGTTGGTGACGACGGCCAGCTTGCCGTCCGGGTCGAACATCTTCGCCCAATCGGCGAGAGTCAGGTTGCTGGTGCTGAGAGCAGCCATGGATCAGATCAGTTGTTGTTGCTTGGATACATGATGGAAGCCGCCCGACTTGTGTCGGTGAAAACGTCTCCCTGGATAGGCTTGGACGAACCAGCGGTGATCCCACCGTTGACCATCGTCGCCTCCGAGATCGCGCGACCGACACGCACCAGCATGCGGAAGAGCCTCGGCTCCTTCCCCAGCGGCAGGTCTCCGTCGTTCAGCAACTCCCGCAGCCCTTCGTCACCGAAGGTCTCGACGGCCTTGTCCGCGATCGCCATGTTCTCGTTGAGCTTGTCGCCCCCGAGTTCGGCGTCGTTCGCGACAGCCTGCGCCCACTCTTGCTTGGTCGCCTCCACTACCGAAGCGTTAGCTTCGGACAGCTTTGGGGCCAGCGCATCGAGCAACGCTTGCGCTTGCTCGCCTGTGACGCCTTGGCTTTGCGCGGCTTCGGTCAACGCTGCGATCGCAGAGTCAGGGAGGTTCATCGTCTCGGGGACGTCGAACTTGACCTCTGACACTTGCGTGTCCGAAACCGTGGACTGGTCAGCACCACCGTCTTGCGGCTCCTGCTCCGTGGTCGACTTGGTCGACTGCTCCGTGCTGGACTCCGCGGTCTGAGTGGGTTGCTCGTTTTGCGGCTCGGCCGTCGCCTGAGTGGCTTCGGCTTCCCCGCCCTCATTTGTGACTTCGTTGGTCGTGTCGGTCACAGAATCTCTCCAATGAACTTGGCGAACTGGACCGGGTCTGCGTCACGCAGCCTCGGAACCAGATCAACGAAGACCGAACGCTTCCCGGCAGCGAACGCCATCTCAGACGTTTGCTTGTTGAACACCTCTGAGGTGAACCCGGTCGAAGCCGCCAGATGACGTAGGAAGGCTCGACCCTGTGGTTGCATGAGCATCCACCGGGTTACCTCCTCAATCGGCGGTTCGTCAGATCGGTCCATTGCGCGAAACCTACGCCGCGCAATCAGCCTTATGTGCCCCTAGATGTCTGACCGGGCAGGCGGGACGTCTAAAGGCTGGAGACCATGCCGTCCGTTCATCTGGCTCAAGGCGAAGAACCCAGCGCGCCGGAGAGCGGTTAGCTGGGTCGCGTCTTCCCTGGGTGCGCCCCTCGACACGATCAACGACCGAAGCTTGTCGATTTCGTCCGGAGTCGCGGGTTCCAGCGCCGTGTTGAGGGCCAGAACGGTGTCCCGGTGTGCGTCATACATCTCCGCAGGAAGCAGGTATTTCTGCGCGATAGACGCTTCGGTGGTGTCAAGAACGACCTGCCACAACTCGCTGACCGTGATCATCCGAGAATAGCCACTCTGATGATCCGGCTGATCCAATCCACGATTTCGCCCTGCACCTTGGCTGCTTCTGCCGCGCCCAGGTTGGCCGTCGCGGCGCGCACAAAGCGCATTTCGCGCTCGGCCGCGGCCGGATCAGTTAACGCTACGCCCGCAATCCGAACAGATTGCTCGGCCAGACTCGCCACAATGAGCTTGTTTTGGGGGTCTACGACTGCGGCCTTAAGCCGTTCGATGAGGACGTGAGGGTCAGGAAGAGCGGCCATGTCGAAGTTTTAGGATTTGAGATTCGATGTCGTGACGAAGCCAAGGACGCGTTTCGCGTTCCAGTTGTTCTTGCAAGTGAGACAACCGATTGACGCGAATCATCTCTAGTGCTTCGTCGCGTGCAGTTCTGGGTGATGGCTGCTTCATGACTTTAAGCAACGAGCTTTCAGCCCGCCGCCGTTCGCCCAAGCGTCGCAACGTGCACGTTCGACACTTCCTGTAGGTCCGACCTTTGGCGTCTAGGTATGCGTAGACGTTGTCGTCCGACAACTCGTGTCCGTGTCTGCACGTTGCGATTTTTTCAGTCATCGGTTGGCTTCTTCAGCAGCCTCCAAACGCAGACGCCAAGTTTCGACGGTCAACAGCTTCAACTCGCGTTGAGCTTGGTTGAGTTGGTCGTCTCGCCGAACGTAGTCGGTGTAGTCCGGGGCCAACGCGTCGAACGTCGCGCGGTCTGCCACGGTGTAGGGGTGCGGCGGCACGCAGGCCGACGCTGCAAGAAACAGCAAGCAATGCTTGGCCACCCTTAGTAACCACCCTTCTTCTTGCCCTTCTTCGCCATCTTCGCCTTCTTGCCCGCAGCCTTCTTCATGGGCATCGGCTTCTTCGCTGCTTTTGACATCTTCTTAGCCATAGGTCTTCTCCAATTCTCGACGCGCCAACGTCATGTGGTAGTCAACGTTCCAAACCGTGCAGCCAAGTTGCCGCGCGATCTCTTTCTGCGAAAGGCCCTGGATCCGAAGTTCAACAACGGCGCGGCGCGCGTCCGGCATAGCTCGAACTTGCGACAGCACACGGTCCGCGTCTTCGGTTTGGATTAAACGATCTGCCGGTCCCGGCTTGGGGTCTACGTCATCTAGCCGAAGTAGCTCAACCGTTCGGTTGACCCGGTGTTTGCCGTCAATTTTGTAGCGACCGTGTTGTCGTCGAACTTCGTCAACGACAACGCCCAGCAAAGGTCGGCGTAGCCACTCAGCGACTTGAGCAAGATGCTCAAACTCGCCGGGCTCTAGCAGCTTTTGGACGCGCCGCAGAACAGTCACTTCTTGTTGTTTTGCCGGTTGATGTTGTAGGTCGAAGCAGACAACGCCGTAACCCCGGCCCCGATTAGAACCAGGGGCACGTGCGTGTCGTCTAGCAACGCGGCCAAGACGGTGCCCGCCACGATGCACACGATGGACAGAATTAACGTTGATTGGGTCACAGGCCGATTCTGTTGGTGAGTAGCGCGGTAACGACAGGGATCAGGCCACCGCACAGGCCCCAGACCCCACACTTGACCTTGAGCGACGCGATCTCGCGCTCGATCCGCAGCATCTGGTCCCACATGCCCTGCTGGACCTGCTTGCCGTTGTTGCGCTCGTGCCGGATCTCTCGGGCTAGCCGGTCGATCTCCGTCATCACCAGCTTCTTGTATTCGCTCCAGCCGTTGCCTGTGTCGTCGCTCATGCCTACGTGGGTTGGTTGATGAACCAGCCAAGAGCCTCGGCCTGCTGCTGGGTCAGTTGTGTGGAGTCCGAGGGCAGCAGGTTGCTAAACAAGACGCTGCTGTTGGTGGCGATGTAGTAGGTCAACTGGCTGCGCTCTTCTTCCGAAAGCTGCGGAAACAGAGCTACGAGCGCTGTCACGTCGCGTTCCGGGTGCACCAGGATCGTGTGGTTCTCGTCACCGATCAGCGCCCACTGGTCTGGGTCGCTGTCGTTCTGCCGCACCTCCAGCAGCATGGTGGTCGCCTGATCTGGCGCGTGCAGATGCTTCGGCGTGCCCAGGTTGAACAGTTCGCGGCTGATCGCGAGGCCGCGCTCATGACTCGTCAGGCCAAGCCGTGGAACGACGGGCAGGTAGATGAGCGCCATCAGTAGACCGAGTAGTAGTCGTTCATGGCGTTCTCGATACCTGACTGGTCCGACGACTTGTCGGCGTAGTAGATCAGGTATTCCTGCACGCGCAGGCTGGCGACGAAGAAGTAGTTGTAGTTGATATACCAGCGCATGTTGGCGAGCGTCGTGCTCGTCCACTCCATCGTGGCGACACCCTGACTGCCCATCGCCGTATACATGCCGTTGCGCGTCGGGCTGATCTGCTCGTTCTGGTTGATCCAGTAGGTCACCGACGCGTTCTGCTCTGTAATGCCGGAACCTGAGGCAGTGCAGAAGCCCATGTAGACCGAGCCAGTGGTCGTGCCCATCATGAAGTTGGTGTAGGTGCCAAGGCCCGACGTGCCCATGACGCCGAACGTGTAGCCGGGCGTGGGGCTCGTGCTGTTGAACGTCGGCATCAGGTTGACGGTCACGCTGCTGTGCGTGACGTTCTGAAGCTGGCCTCCTCCGGTGAAGATGATGGACGGCTTGCCGTTGATCTTCACCACCGTGTCAGTCGCGCCGTCGAAGATGAACGGCTGCATCGACTCGGTCTCCTGAACTTGGTGGTAGCCGTTGCCGGACTGGTCATACCAGATCTCGACTGCGCCGTTCTCCGTGCCGCAGTGGCTCGCGATGGCGTCCTCGTCCAAGTTGCCGTCCGTGTCGAAGTAGATGTCGGTCGTCTCGGCCGGGCTCGTGTTGCCCTTCCTGATCCTCATGCACGGGCCAGAGTAGTTCTTGTCCAGCAGCCGGACGCCGTAGGCTGCTGTCGCGCCTGGGTAGTCGTTCAGGATGCGATCGACCACCGCCTCGTATTCCATCTTGAGGCTGACTGGCAGCGTGCCCCGCGTGTTCGCGGTCGCGTCCGTGTCGTTGAGGCCCGCGAGTAGCGAAGCCTTCGCAGCGGCGAAGGTCGTGCCGTCTGCTGGCTGCGTCGTGTAGGCAGTCCAGTCCGCGCTGACGGTCGGGTCCGCGTTGAACTTGTCGGAGTAATAGAGCCGCCGCACGATGCGCGCACCGCTCGGAGGCGTCGCGGTCTCCTCGCCCTCCGCGTAGCCGTCGCCGTCAGGACGCGCAGTGTAGTAGACCTCGCATGTGAGCGGGCTGACGCTGCCCGCTGTGCGCTGCGTGCTCGCCTCGCTGTCGTAGCGTCCCGAGTAGCTGTCGTTCGGCGTGTCGTTCGTCCGGCCTGCACCCATGACGATAACGCTGCCTTGCGTGCTGCCACCGCGGCGCGACACCAACGCGACCTTCTGCACGAGTTCGGTTTCCCCGGTCGGCCTCGTGTTCGTCATGGAGCCCGCAGACGTCGGGCTGATGTAAAGCGCGTCGCCTGCATCCCACGCAGGCGTGTCCGTGTCGAATTGGAGCAGCGAACCCGCGGCCACCACGTAGCCTTCCTCCCCGCCCGTGATGGCAGTCAGCGTTAGCCCGATCGCTGGCATCGTTGACGCGGAGTTTGCCCGCGCGGGCGCGACCTGCGGTTTGCCGCTCGGACCGTGTGTCCCCGACACGTAGACCGGCGTCCCCTTCAGCAAGTCCGCGCCCGGGTTCTGCACCTCGATCTGCACGGTGCCTGCGCCAGACCCGGGGACCCACTGCGTGCCGTTCCAGATCAGACTCTGGTTGTCTTCAGGCGCGTCGGTGTCCAGGTCGACGTCGTTCAAGTCCCCGATCGTGTGCGGGGTTTGGTTGCGCAATCGCCGATAGAGGATTCCGTCAGCGATCGCGCGCTGAATCTTTTGCCTAGAGACCATAGCCCATGAACTGCTGCGATAACTGCGGCGAGTCCTTGTTGGCGGCGGCCAAGTCGCGCGCCGTCTTGGCCTCGACAGCTTGCGCCTCAGCCTGCTGGATCGCTGCGTTCAACTCGTTGCGAGCTTGGCGCAACTGAGCGACTTCATCCGGATCTCGCAGGTTGTCAGGCTCGATGGCCAGCATCTCGGCGTAATCGCGAGCGACGGTGTCCGGATCGACGACGTCGAGCATGTCGGGGAAGATCTGAGCCCCGGACCCAATCATCGTCAGGAAGCGCTCCATCGTCACCACGCCGCTGGCTTGCTGAAGCTGCTGAAGCATGGACACGAACTCGACCTGCAACGGGGTCTGTTGCAGTTCGCTCGGGATCGGCGGCAACAGGTTGGCTTCGTCCATGAACCCGAACAGCTTCTCGATGAACGGGCGCAGCAGTTCGTTGTGCAGACGCTCAAGCGCAGGGCCGAGCATCAGCATCTTCTCCTCGTGCATCTCGTCGACCTCGGTCGCCGTCTTGGCTCGGCGCGAGTTCATGATGAGCAGGAAGAGGTCGTTGTATAGCGCACGCTGGACTTGAGCCTGCGTGTCCTGCGACAGAGCAGCCAGCGCGTTGATGTCTGCTCGACCTGGGTCGAACAACGGCTCGATCTTCTGTGCGCCTGCACCGGGGACCGGCGTGTAGGCGCCCGGGCGCAGCTTGACCTCTTTGCCGCTTAGCGACGCCGGACCCTGCATCGGGGGCTCCGCCATGAACGCGGCTGCTCTCGACAGCGACAGTTGCATGTTCTGCAACCTCTTCGCGTGCGGCAGAGCTTCGTGGCACGGGCCGAACCCCCACGCGTTGCGGTCAGCTACTGACCACCGCGGCACGAAATAGGGGAACGTTCGGTAACCGCCTTCGCGCAGGATGCCCCGCGTCTGCACGTCACGCCGCTCACCTCGAAAGAAGTAGACCGAGCGGAACGGCATGTTGAGTTGGTCGAGCTTGTCGAGTTGCCGATCGCTGCGCGGCTCGACTGCGTGGATCACCGTGAAGTGCTTTTCGAACTGCCCGTTCTGCGCCAGCGTCTTGATCTCCGGAGTCATGCGGTCAATGCCGAACTCCTCGATCAGTTGCGCGACGCTCATCTCGAACTCGCGGTAGACGGTGTTCACGTCGCCGTTCGGGTCGGTGGCGAGGTAATACTGACCCGCCGTCTGCACGTGAATGCGGACAACATCGTTGTAGTCGCGCTCGATCAGCGCGCACGCGGTCCCGAACGCGCAGATCTCCTCGTAGATGTTGTGCAGGGCTTGGTAGGCGTTGCTGCGAGACAGCACGAACCGCATGCGGCGTGCGCTCTCCGAGTAGAACTCGCGCACCGAGTGCAACTCGGCGAGGTTCGGGTCGGGGCACGTCAGCCTGAACCAGTTGCGCGCAGGGCTGCTGCCACCGCCCATGAGGAACGCGCCCATCCCGCGCAGAGCGCGGAAGCCCGTCGAGTCGTAGATCTCGTTCGACTCCGTGACCGGCTTGTTGATGCGCGTTTTCCGGAAGAAGCGGCCACGCCACGGGCAGAACTGCTTGACGATCTCCTGGTGGGCTTGGCGGTGGTCGGTGTAGGCGGCCTTGAGCCGCTCATGCCGCTCGTGCAGACGCTGAAGCATCCATTCGTGCGTCTTGTTGACCGTGTCGCCGCTTGGTCGCTTTTCCATTTGCATGGCGATTACCCGAACGTGTCCATGCCGGGAGCCGTGTTAGCACCAGGGTTGTTAGCCGACCCAGGGCTCGGCATAGATCCGGGCCTCCGGCCTACGCGAGCTTGGTTCGCGATGGCCAACTGCTTGCCGATACGGGATTGCGCTTCTCGACCACGAGATCGAGCCGCCGTCGCCGTTTTCTGGCCCATGGCTTGCCGCTGGGCTTGCGCTTGGCGTCTTCTACCTTTGCGCCCCTCTTCAGCCCCGCGCTCGCCCGCGTAGATCCCGTAGGCCCCGCCGATCACTGCGGCGACCGCTCCTGTAATAGCCATCAGATGTTCTCCGAGTAGATGATGTCGCGCAGCTTGTAGCGGCTGCCGACGCGGTCAAGTTGCCGGTGCAACTGCGTGCCCTCCTTCGCGTGCCAGAAGATCTGGGCCGCGCCGTTCTCGCGAGCCCACTGACGCACCGTGTGCATCAACCGGCCACCGATGCTGGTCGACCTGTGCTCCTTGGTCACGAACAACACGTCGTTCTGCACGTAGCTGAACGGGTAGTGCAAGTGGCGCGGGACGAACAGGCTGCCGACGTAGCCCACCATCTCGTCGTCAACGAACGCGCCGACCGTGTGCGTCAGTCCGCTCGACTCCAGCTTCTTGAGGTTGTCCCAATCCGGATCTAGCGCCCAAGCATCGGTGTCAACCGATAGCTCCTCATAGTGCTGTTGAAGCAACGCACCGGCGTGCGCCTGCAATTGCTCCAACGTGATGTCGCTGATCGTGATTGTGGGTGTCGACACAGCGGCGCATGATCGACAACGCCGGTCAAGTTATGTGCCCCTACCAGGGGGACCAGCGCTCGGGCTCCCCTGCGTCGGGCTGCGGCACGTGCGGGTATCGCTTCTGCAATTCACTCAGGTGCGTCGGGGCCGCCACCGGGGCTGCAAACGTCAGAGCTAGCGCGTCTGCCTTGTCCGGGCTCATCTCGGGCAGCCGTTTGCGGATGTCGTCCTTCGACTCCAGCTTGATCCGGCCTTTGTTGTCGAACGAGTAGGTCGGGGCGCATAGCTCCTGCTTGAGCCCGAGGTCGTCCGGGATCGCGCCGCCTGAGCGCAGCCAGTCGCGCATAAGCGCCCACATCTCGGCGCGTCGGTTAAGATAGAGCACGGGGTCGTTGGCGTTGCCGCCGAACGGGACCTCGATCACCGTGTGCCGTAGCTGACGCAGGCGGTCGACCACGCCCGCGCCTTGCCCGATGTCGACGAAGATGGCGTCGGCCCCGTGTAGCTCCTTCTGTTGCACCACGACGTCGGCCACGCGCATGTTGTCTGCGTCGCGCATGACGATCGGCGGAAACGCGACCGCGCCCTGCCTGCGCATGATCACCGTGCGGTCGTCGCCGAACCGAGCCGGGTCGACGCCGAGCACGACCGGGGCGCCGACAGCATCACGTGCAGTAGCCGGGCGCAGCGCAGCCTGCTGCACGTCGGTCTGCGTGATCAGTTGGTCTTCGGCTCCTGCGTCGAAGTCGCACAGGAACTCACGCGCGAACGCCTTCTCGCTCATCGAGGACTTGATCTCCTCGATGTGGCTCGGCTCGAACACGCCCGTGTCGTGCACCGTCCACTTGCGCGCCGACCACTTGCCGGTCGTGTCGTTCATGCCCGAGTAGAACAACTCGCTGAACGCGTCCACGCCCTTGGGCGTGCCGATGAACAGGGCAGGCGCGTTGCGGTCCTGGCACGCAGGCATGATGACCTCGGGCCATACGTCCGGCTTCATCTGCGCGACCTCGTCGAGCACCACGCGATCCCATCGGTAGCCGCGCAAGCTGTCCGGGTCATCTGCGCCGAACAGCCGGATTGTCGCGTCGTTCCACAAGCGCACGGCTAGCTCACTCTCCTGCACCACGGCCTTGCCTGCGATGATCAGGTCCGCGCACGTCGCCTTGAGTTCAGCCCATGCGATCGCCTTGGCCTGCGTGCGCAGCGGCGCGACGTAGCCGAACATGCCTCGGTCGAGGTCGAAGCGCACGGCTGCGTCGAGCAAGTCGCACACCGCGGCCTTCGTCTTGCCCGCTCGGCGGTGCACGGCCAGCACGGTGTTGTGCGTGCGGTTGACGTGGAAGTCGCGCTGCCAGTTGCGCGGCGTGTAGCGGAAGTCGATGCGCATCAGGGCGTGCCGATCACCATCTCGACCATGGGCGTCGGGACGCAGCCTGCGGGCACGCGTGCGTCCTCGACGAGCAGTTGGCACCACACGCGCAGACCGAGCCACGCGCGCGGCCAGTTGACCCACAACGCGATCACGCCGTCCTCGTCTTGGTCGAACTGCACCGCAAGCGTGCCGTCGTTCTCGACCTCGCGCGGCCTGCGCGGCGTGAGCACGATGTCGGGCGGGACTTGCAGCATGCCGCCGCGGCCGCCCGGGATCGGCTGCGCTTGTGGCGGCTCGCGCAGCGTGACCAGTAGCGCCGTGTTCACGTTCGGCCGCGGCGGCGCCCAATTGGTCGTCCACTTGATGCCGGTGCGCGTGCCAACCACGGGGCGATGCTGCCAATCATACACGCCGGGGAGCCCGCCATCGACGTCTGCGAAGCTGGTCGGCCACCGCAGCCTGATCTGCGCAATCGGCGGCTTGGGCGGCGGCGGGGCTTCGAGCAGCAGCGCGGGCAGCGTGAGCGCGGCCACGCCAGCCGCGACCGCCCAATGCGTGTGGCGAGCCATCACTCGAACTCCGAGATGTCCACGTTGTCGCTCGGCTGCGGCACGCCCGTGATGATCGTGATCGGCTGGTCTTTGTCGTTGGCGTGCGTCACGTGCTGCTTGTCGCCGTAGCGCACCGGGGACCACTTCGCGAGCAGTTGCGTGCGCGTCCAGATGCGCAGCTTCGATAGCTGCACCTCGTCGCTGTCCGCGGGCGTCTCGTCCGCGATGCCGAGGCATTCCTCGGCGAGCACCTCGTAGCCAGCCTCGCGCGCGCGCGCGATGCGTTCACGTATCTCATCATCAGCGTTCAGCCAGTTGTAGAGCGCACCGTAGCTCACACCACGATCCCGCGCGAATGCGCGCAATGTGCGCCCTTCGCTGATCCAATCCACAAGCTCGGCCAACATCGCGCGCTTCTCGTCGTCGCTGTATCTCATTCAAACCTCTGCTGCACGTTGCGCCGAGTGTAGCGCAGAATGGCTCGAACCGTGTGAAACGACAAATCGCGGCCCAGCACTACGCTGAACTCAACCCGAACGCGCTCCATGGTCCAGCGCTCCCGCTCGTAGCGGTCTCGCATCTCCCGAACGATTTGGTCCGAGATCTTCGTCCGATGATGGTCGTCGCCAATCGGCCGCCCGCTATCACGGCTGCGCTTCACCGGGGCCAAAGCCTACCCCGGCGGCTTCAGCCCACGCAAGCAACCTCAGCAGCACCCGAAGGTCCAGCGTGGCCATCCAGGGCTCCTGAGAGCGTCTGTGAGCCACGATCGGCACCTCCCCCGGCCCGGCGTCCCTCCTCGCCTGTTCGACCGCCCTGGCGAGCGTGAGACGCTCCACGCGCTTCACCTCCCAATGCACACCAGCGGGACCACCGACCACGTCAGCCTGCTCGCACCCGGACCGCTGCTGGCCGCGCATCGCACCAAGCCAACCCTCCTCTCGAAGCACCGATGCGAACTCGCGCTCCCCTCGTGCGCCCTTCTGTCTGCTATTCACCATTCAGTTCAGCCCTCGAAAGTGCCCTCCCTGGCCCCCCTACGGGGGGCCGGGGGGCAAGTCACTTTCTTCGGTAGAGGCTCGCCAACGGGCAAGTCACAACCGCCTGCACATTTAACCCGTTGCCCCACAACCCGTTGCAAAAGTGACTCGATTAATTGCCCTCGGGCAAGTCACTTTCCGCGGGCAGATACTGAGTCCCTCCATTTGCCCCTCTCGTGGTCACAATACGTAAGCCCTGCTCCTGCAACGAGTTCTCGTGATTTCGTAGCTGGCGCACCGTCATCGACCACCCGGCCTCGGCCAGCAACTCGACCACCCTTGCACGGGGCAGGGCGCCGTTCTCGACCGTGATCATCTGGAGGTCCGACGACAGGTCCCCGACGTTGGTCGCGGACTCGTCCTCACCCTCGGGCGGGGACCACGGGTCGGCCCGGTAATCGAGAGCAGGCGCAGTGTGCGGGTTGCCGTTGCTGAGTTCCCCGATCTCGACGCCGACGATCTGCGTCCGGATCGGTCGCTCCGCGGCCCAATTCTTCGCCTTGCCCGGCTCCAGCCGGTAGACCGCGCCCTCGCCTGACCCGTCGCGCACGGCTCGGAAGTCAGCCACGACGGCGCCCATCTGCACGCTGCTCCCGCGCGCACCTTCGCCCCTCTTCGCCATGTGGTGGACCAGCAGGACCACGCAGTTGGCGTGCTGAGCTAGGCTCTCGCACGTGACCATCAGCCGCTTCATCTGGGTCGTGTCGTTCTCGTCCACGTCGCCTGCGTTGGCGATCTGCGTGTCGACCACGACCAGCTTGGGTTGGATCTCCGACACCGCGCGCGCCAGTTCCTGCACGTCCCCGGTTAGCGGGATCGGCTCTCGACTCAGGTAGACTTGCGGGTCGTCGTCGATCTCGCAGAGAACCTCTTGGGCCTGCGTCCGGTTCGCGACCCCGTGCGGGTCTTCGCCGACCAAGACCAGGGCTGGCCCGTGGACCTGGACCTCGTAGCCGAAGAACGACTGCGCGTCGGACGCGACCGCGTAGGCCAGACCGAGAGCCCAGCAACTCTTGCCGTGTCCCGGCTGCCCGTAGATCTGCACGACGCCCTGCGACGGGATCAGGTTCTCGACCATGAACGGGACCGGCGCGGAGAACACTCGGCGGAACTGCCGGGGCCGCATGAACATCGGCACGTCTTCCTGCTCCTGCTCCGCGGGCTGAACCGCGGTCCACTCCGGGCGCGTCTCGTTGGTGACGCCGGAAGCCTTGCGGACTCGGTTCTCTACCCAGGCAGCCTTTGCATACTTGCCTGGGTCCGCAGACCCCTCAACTGACCCGGACGCCCAGCAACCCGTATGTTCCGGGTCGAGCAGCCAGTCGAGCACAAGCTCGCCGTCCCCGCCCGCGGCGCGCAGCGCGACCAGCATCAGCTTGAAGTAGGCTTCGCTCGGCGACGTGTAGTCGCCGCAGTCCAGCCCCATGCGATGCTGCTCGCCAAGCTGCTGGTCGACGCGCTTCGATAGCTCGGGCTTGTCGATGGTCGTGTTCGTCCACGGGGTGCTGACCTCCTCCGCCATCTTCGTGGCTTTCTTGGTCGGGAACGCGGACACGAACGCGTCGATGTTGTCGACCTCGGCCAAGTTGAAGCGCTGTTCCCATACGTCCCCCGTGATCCGCATGTAGTTGGCCCCGTCAATACCGCCGAAGACCTGCATCTGCGGCTCTTTCTTGTCGGTGCTCAGTTTGGCGTCCGCGATGTATCGCTTGCCGTGCTCATAGTGCCCCTTGCGCGACCACAGCAGCACGTGCAGGCCGCGCCCGCTCGGGCTGCGCTCGGTGTAGCTGACCGGCAGCAGTTCCAGGGCTTCTGCCGCCCACGGCCGCAGGTTGCCGCTATCGTCCAGCGCGCTGTCGAGGTCGACCGCGAGCAGGTATTTGCCGTCGCGCTCTGCTCGCCCGGTGAACGCGATGCCGATGTCGGCGGCCTCGCCAGACGCCAGCCGCGCGAACGCGCTGTCGTAGTTCATCCACAGGGTGCTGTCTGCCGATGCTGTTCCAGGGATCGGCTTGCCCATCTCGTCGGCCACGATCCACCGGCTGAAGTTCATCATCAGGGTCATCGGGACTTGCGGCTCTCTCTCCATCGTCTATCCTCGCTGTGCATTCGAACGGGTTCTCATGGCGGTCCGTCCGGGCGACTACTGCCCGGGCGGGCCGTTTCTTTTACCCCGAGAAGCGGTCGGGACGCCAGCCTTGACACCTGCCCATTTCTTGACCTAGCTTGGCGGCATGAGAAACCCCTACCCGCACCAAGTTCGCGCGGCTGCGTTCCTGTCCGAACGCGACCGAGCGGCCCTGTTCGACGAGCAGGGTCTCGGCAAGACGACGTCCGCGTTGCTCGCGCTCGATCAGGTCTGGCGTTCCGTCGACCTGCGTCGACCTGCGCTGGTTGTCGCACCAGCGTCGGTAGCGCACAACTGGAGGAAAGAGAGCATGACCGTGCTGCCGTGGCTGCGCGACCTCGACGTGCAGGTCAAGTCGGCGAGCGGCGCGCGGCTCCGCGGCGACCCGCTCATCTACATTACGACGCACGCGTTGATGCGCAGCGCACGCGTGGTCGAAGAGATCACCAGGGTCGCCCCCGGCATCGTCATTCTCGACGAGGCGCACTACATGCGGACCAGGACGGCCGCGATGACGCGCGCGTTCTACGGGATGGTCGCCGACCTCAACCCGATGCACGCGTGGAACCTGACTGGCACCCCGATGCCGAACTGGCCCGTCGACCTGTTCACGTGGTTGAAGGGCTACCACCAACGCCAGTTCCCCGAGCCGTTCCATGCGTTCCGCGCTCGCTACCACGAACTCGCGCCGAGCGACTACGGCGACGGGTTCCGCATCGTCGGCACCAAGAACGTGGCCGAGTTGAAGCGGCGCATGTCTGACCTGTTCCTGCGTCGCAAGACTGAGCAGGTTCTCGACCTGCCTGAGTTGCGGCACGAAAGCTTCGCGGTCTACGCGCCGCTCACGCCCGAAGTCGCGAACCTCGACACGATCTTGCACGACCAGTGGACGGCCAGCAGCGACGACGAGCGCATGCGCTTGCTGCTCGAAGACGCAGGCATGTCTCGGTTCCGACGCTGGTGCGGCTTGGCCAAGGTCAGGCCGATCGCGGCGCTGCTCGCGACCGAGATCGAGTCGGAGCCGAACCCGAAGAAGGTGGTGTTCTACCACCACCGGGAAGTCGGCGACGCGTTGCAGTCTGCGCTCAATTGCAGGCTGCGCATCGAAGGCTCGACCCCGTCGCACGAACGCCCGCTGATCGTGACCGACTTCCAGACCATGCCCGAGCACAAGGTGATCCTCTGCCAGTTGCAGGCCGCGTCGACCGGCATCACGCTGACCGCGAGCAACGACCTGCTGTTCGCCGAGCAGAGTTGGTCGCCGGGCGAGATGGCTCAGGCCGCGAAGCGCATCCACCGCATCGGGCAGAAGCGCCGCGCGCGTGTTCGCCACGTGTTCGCGGACGGGACAGTTGACGAGTTGGTGACGCGTGTCTTGCTCCGCAAGGCCGCCGCAGTTCAGGAGACCCTAGCATGACCACACAAGAACGCCGCGACACGGCCGCGGCCTGCTTCGCGCTCGCCGTTTTGATCCTCGGCCTGCCCCTGCTGGTGGCCTTGGCCCAGGCATTCGAATAAAAAATTGCGCGCGTAACTCCGCGAGCAGACTAGACTTGTGTCAACTCGATCATTTTTTCGAGGCACTAGACTTGTGTCTAGTCTGCCGAAGGATTAGAACGGTCGTGCGGGCAGTCCCCGCTTTCACTCAACAACAACCAACTCGAAACCATGACCACCTCGACCAACCCCGCTCAGTCCGAACTCACTTGGCTCCTCGCCGAAACCATCAACCACTTCAAGGGTGCCCTTGCCCGCGCCGAGGACACCCTGTCGGCCATGCGGCGCCAGCGGTGCACGAACTACATGATCATGACCCCGGCGGTCGTCCACCTGAAGAAGTGGGTTCAAAGCGCCAAGAACACGGAAGAATGCTTCCGCGACTGGTGGAGCGGCGTCATCGACGGCGGCGACGCGATGCGCATCAACGACGTGCAGTTCTACGTCAAGGCCTCCTACGAGGCGGTCGGCGAACTCCGTGTCATCGACGAACTGCTTGACTCCGAGGGGCTCAGCAGCTACCGCATCTTCTAGGAGGTGTCCACGCCGTAAGACGGCGTGCTGATGATGGCCCGGTCAGTTGACCCGCAGGGCCGAAACACCTGACTCCACTAGACTCATGACCAACTCGAACAACGATCTCTTCGCCGCCGCCCGCTACGACGTCAACTTCGGCACCCCCGCCTTCCGCGTCGCCGAGCCCAGCCAGGGCGACAACGGCATCCGCATCGTCCCCGACACGATCGGCCGCGTCGCCTGGAACAGCAAGACCCAGCAGGCCATCGGCCTCGTCGGCAGCGCGCAGACCATTGTGCAGCCGTCCGTCACGGTCGGCGTGTTCGAGGAACTGCTGGAGCGCGGCTACGTCCAGCCCAAGAACTTGCGCTGCCAGTCGTGGAACGGCGGGGCCGACCTGATGATCAAGGCGCGCACCGGCCGCGTCGGCGAGGTCAAGACCCAGCGCAACGTCGGCGAGGTCGTCGAGCACCGCATCGTCGTGCTCGACAACTTCATCGGCCGCCGCAACATGATCACGACGTCGGAAGACCTCGTGCTGGTCTGCACCAACGGCATGGTCCGCGCCGAAGCGCTCTCGCGCAGCAAGATGCGCCACACCAAGTCGATCACCGACCGCTTCCAGCAGATGGTGATCGCCATCCGCCGCGAGATGGACGGCTTCGAGACGCAGATCGAGCAGCTTCAGAAGCTGGCCGACACGCCGCTCAACGACCGCGGCTTCCAGGCCATCCTCGACGAGTGGTTCCCGCGCGACGAGGCCTCTGAGCGCACGACGCGCGCCCAGAACCAAGCCGACCACGTCGAGCGGCTCTACCACACCGGCGCCGGTGCTGACCCGGGCTCGCTGTGGGGCGCCTACCAAGCGGCGACCAACTGGATCAGCCACCACCGTGGCCGCGACGGCAGCCGCGAGGTCCAGAACGTCGCGGGCGCGGGCGCCGACCTCAACCGCACGATCCTGGCCGACCTGATCGCCCGCGCCGAAGCCGCCGCCGCCCTGTAGGGCGGCTCGTCAAGAGGGGCTTGACATACGTCGAGCCGTGTGATACAGTGAGCCCCGCCCCGAGCGGGGCTTTCCAGTTAACCAACGAGAACCCATGAACCTCCACGACATCACCTCCAACCCTGACCTCTACCGCGGCGCCAAGCCGGGCTGGTGCGGCCCTGCTGCCATCAGCGCGATCACCGGGCGCAGCCGCCAGTGCGCCAACGCCTGGATGCTGTTCGACCAGTCGCGCATGCCCAACTGCGAGGTTCGCGGCAGCACCCCCGACGAGGTGCGCCGCGCGCTGCGGCACCTGGGCTACGTCATGCTGGCGCCCAGCCACGTCGAGGGCAAGCCGACGCTTGCGCAGTGGCTGCGCGGCCGGACGGCCAGCCAGCGCACCTGGACCTACCTCGTCATCGCGGCCAACCACTGGATCGTCGTGCGCGGCAACAAGGCCGTGTGCGGCCTGACCGGCAAGAAGGTCCCGACCAGCAAGGCCAAGAAGCGCCGCGGCCGTGTCGTCGCGGTCTACCCCATCGCTGAGCAGATCAGCCAGCGCGCGGTCGACGTCCGGGCCAAGCGGCTCGACCCGATGCCGGTGTGGTCCGATTGGTCGGACCGGATCGGTAGGCGTGCGCAGACGCGCCTCACGCTGTCGGTCATCGACACCCGCAACCGTCTCTACGGCAAGCGTCCCTACCCCAAGAACCACGAGGTCCCCAGCCCCATCGCATAGTGCGCCGGGCTCGGGCGGCCTTCGAGAACTTCCCGAGTCTAGCCGCGGTGGTTGTGGGCCTGAGCGTTCGCTCTGAGATTCCAGCCGATCGACATCATGTTGAGCAACCACCGCCTTTTCGTTCCCCCCTTACTTCCGTTTGAACCCGAGAGAACCATGAACAACGTTCAACTCCTGCGCTCGCTTGAAGAGCGCGTCACCAAGCTCGAAGCCCAGGTCAAGGGCCTGCGGTCTTCCAACTACAAGCCCGCCAACGTGCAGAAGAACTTCAGCTACCCGCGCCGCGTCACCAAGGACGCAGGCAAGCTGTTGCTCCGCGCGTTCAAGGAGATCACCGACCAGTTGGAGTTCCCCGACCTCAAGGCCATCATCGACAAGGCGCGCGGCTACGAGGGCGGCGAGGTCGTCCCGGTCACCGTGCGCAGCGGCACGGTGCACGCGCTGATCGCCGAGGACGCGGGCATGTCCGTCTTGTGGTGCAACCAGCGCGGGCCGCTGGAGAGCCAGGACACCAGCGACGACCCGCGCACCATCGGACGCCGCAACAGCGACAAGCTGAACGGCACGTCGGCGTGAGCCACGACGAGCGACCGGAGGCCGCCATTGTGTGGGCTCTGGTCGCTGTTGTATTCTGGACCATCATCTACCTGATCACATGTCTACTGACCTGACCATCACGCTCACGCTCAAGCCTGAGCATCTCCCGTCCCTGCAAGCTTGGCTTGCGTCCCTGACCACCGAGCCCGAGGCCGAGGCCGAGCCCGTCAAGAAGCCACGCAAGCGCGCGGCCAAGAAGACCAAGTCGGCCGACACCAAGGAGGCCCGGCACGCCGAGGCGAACGCGCCGACGCCCGAGCCCGAGCCGACGCCCGAGCCCGAGCCGACGCCCGAGCCCGAGCCCGAGCCCGAGGTCACGCTCGACGACATCCGCGCCGTCGTGCGCAAGCTGATCCACCTGAAGCGCAACAGCCGCGTCTCCAGGGTCCTCGAAGACTTCGGCGCCTCCAAGCTGCCCGAACTCAAGAAGAGCGATTACAGCGCAGTTCTCGGCCGCCTGACGCACGAGGTGGAGGCGTGACCCACGCCCGCTTCTCACCAAGCTCGGCACACCGCTGGTCGGTGTGCCACGGCTCGGTGGTTCTGCAACAGCAGTTCCCCGACCAGAGCAGCAGCTACGCGCGCGAAGGTTCGTTCGCGCACGACATCGCGGCCCGGTGTCTCACCAAGGGCAAGAGCGCTTTCAGCTACCTGCGCACCAAGTCGGACGACGGCGAGTTCGAGGTGACCGAGGAGCTTGCTCGCTACGTGGACGAATACATCGACTTTGTCGAGTCGATGCTGTTGCTGTTCGGCGGCGAGCCGCTCGTCGAAACAGGCGTCGAATACACCGACGAGATCTACGGCACCGCTGACCTGATCCTGCTCAGCCAGGACGGCCGCACGCTGGTCGTCGTCGACTTCAAGTATGGAGCCGGGGAGGCCGTCGAAGCCAAGGGCAACAAGCAACTGATGTGCTACGCGCTCGGCGCGCTGAAGGAGATCGGACCGATCCGCGGCGGCTTGATCGAACGGATCGACATGCACATCTACCAGCCGCGAGCCCGGTCTGGTCCGGCGTGGCGCGAAGCGTCGATGACGCCGGAGCAGCTTGAGGTCGCAGGCGAAGACCTTGCCCGTCAGGTCCGTCTGATCAACTCAGGCAGCAACTCGCTGGTCCCCGGTGACCACTGCAAGTTTTGCCGCGCGGTCACCGGGTGCCCGGCCCGGCAAGCGGAGACGCAGGTCGCGGCGAAGGCTGCGTTCGAGGAGGTCAACCCGACCGTGCTCGACACGCAGGACTTGCTCAAGCTGCACGCCAACAGCGAGCGCGTGCGCGAGTTCCTCGACGCCGTCAAGACGACGCTTCAGCAGCGAGCCGAGCGCGGTCTACCGGTGCCCGGCTACAAGCTGGTGCAGAAGCTCGGCAACCGAGCCTGGAAGAACGACGCCGAGGCCGAGTCGCAACTGTCGATGAACGGGGTCGACCCGTTCACCGAGCGCAAGCTGGCGTCGCCCAGCCAAATCGAGAAGCGGGTTGCAAAACTCAACCGCAAGGTCAACCTTAGTGCGCTGATCGAACGTCCAGTCCGCGGCGTCGATCTAGTGCCGGAGTCGGACAAGCGTCCGGCTCTTCCCCCGTCCGCGGACTTCACCCCGAACCCCTGAACCCAGAACCAACAATGTCTGCAATCGTTACTACCGAAGGCACGTGCCGCGTCATGTGGCCGTCCGTGTTCGCTCCGAAGAAGAACAAGTTCGACGGCACCAGCCGCTACGAACTCATCGCCGTGTTCGAGAAGTCGAGCCCGGACGTGGCCAAGCTGATGGCCGCAGTTAAGGCCGCGGCCGAGGGCGAGAACATCGACCTCAAGCGGGCCAACCCGATCAAGAACTGCAAGGCCGACGACGACCGCCGCGAGCGCGACGGTCTGGCCACGCGGTTCGACAACCTCGACAACCCGGAGGACTACGTCTTCCTGATGGCTTGGAGCAAGAACACCAAGCCGGGCGTGGTCGACGAGAACGTCAACGACGTGATCGACCCGAACGCGCTGAAGGACGGCTACCACGTCCGGCTGAACGTCAACGCGTTCTCGTGGAACAAGTCGGGCCGGTCCGGCATCAGCTTCGGGCTCAACCACGTGATGATCGTCCGCGAGGACGAGCGTCTGTCGTCCGGCGGCACGACGACCCCGCGTGACCCGAAGAAGGTCTGGTCGGTCCCGACCGGTGGCCTCGACGACGACGTCATGGGGGGCTTCGAGTAGGTTACACCGGGGGCTCCGTAGAAGCGCCGCGCCACCCCTCCCGTGTTCTGACCGACACTGCGGCATACTGACAGCTTCGGCCCGCGTGTTGCGGGCACCGTTGACCGGCGGTTCGGAGCCCCCATTTTTCTGCCATGAAGCACGCCGACTACTGCGTCGTGGACGTCGAAACCGCGTCCTTCGCTGACATCAAGCTAGGTAGTCGAGCCTACGCGCAGCACCCGACGACCCGGGTTCTCTGCGCGGTCTTCGGCTTCCTGAACACGGATACCAAAGACGTGTGGACCGTTGGCTGGATGGCGGGCGAACCAGTCCCCGGCGTCTTGGTCAAGTGGTTCGCCGAGCGACGCCCGCTCGTCGCGCACAACGTCTCGTTCGAGCACGAGATCTTCAAGGCGAAGTTGATCCCGATGCTGCGGCCCCCGGTGCTGGAGCAGTGGACCGACACCATGGCTCTAGCCGCGGCTTCGAACATGCCGCAGTCGTTGGAGACGCTCGCCGAGGCCCTGGTCGAAGAGGGCAAAGACATGGAGGGTGCTCGCCTCATGCGCAAGCTGTGCCAGCTTGACGAGGAGGGGGACCACACGCACCGGGGCCGCAAGTTCGACCCGACAGACGGCGAACTCGTGCGCCTGATGGACTATTGCGACGCCGACGTCCTGGCCACCGCGTCTGTGTTCAACCGGCTGCCGATGCTGTCTCCTACGGAGCGCGCGGTGTGGCTGGAAGACCAGCGGATTAACGAGCGCGGCGTCTACGTCGACGTCGATTTCTGCGACGGAGTCGTCGACATGTTGGCCGGGGTGAAGGTTGCAGTTCGGCGTCGAACTCAAGAGCGGACCAACTTCGAGACGGACGCGCCGCGTGGCCGGGCTCTGCTCGATTTCGCCAAGGCGCACGGGGTCGAGGTCCCGCTGCGACGACGGGCCAACGGACGGCTCAGCGAGTCGTTGGACCGTGAGGCCGTCACAACGCTCCTGAGCAGCCCGCACGACCTGCACCCTGATCTACTAGGCTTGCTGCGAGATCGGCTCTTAGACAGCCGTCTGACGTCCTTGTCGAAGGTGAACAACGTTGGGCAGCGGCTGGACCGAGCAGGTCGGCTTACGTGGCAGCTTCGCTACCACGGCGCGCACACCGGGCGGTGGACGGCCAAGGGCTTGCAACTGCACAACATGCCCAAGGATCGCAGGGGCCGCGAGCACACTGAGCTAGTTCGAGACCTGATCCGGGTTCGAGATCTTCGGACGTTGGAAGCGGTCGAAGAGAACGTCACCGAAGCGTTGTCGACCAGCCTGCGCGGCATGATTGTGGCGCCGCCCGGCAAGGAACTCATTGGGGCCGACTACTCGGCCATCGAGGCGCGAGTTCTGCCGTGGCTAGCGTTCGACACCGAGACGCTGGACGTGTTCGAGTCTGGCCGCGACATCTACGTCGAGGACGCAGCCGCTGTAGGCAGCACCGACCGCCAGCTAGGTAAGGTGCAGCGGCTCGGGCTGGGCTACGGCATGGGCGCGATCAAGTTCCAAGAAGCGGCGAAGGGCTACGGGATCGAGTTGTCGAACGAGATGGCTTACAAGGTCCACCGGGGCTGGCGCGACAACAACGAAGCCATCGTCAAGTTCTGGGCGGATCTCGAAACCGCGTTCATGGAGATGGTCGCGGCCGAGCCCGGAGCCGGTGCCCCCGCTGGCCGGTGCGTCGTTCGTCGCGGCAAGGACCGGGTTCTGATTGAGTTGCCGTCTGGACGCAAGCTCAGCTACTGGAAGCCAGACGTTCGGCAAGCCGAGCAAACGTTTACGTGGTTCACGAAGAAGGGCGAAGTCGAGTCAAGCGAAGAGTCCGTTCCGACGATCTACTATTGGGCTCCCGGCAAGGGGGCCATGCACGAGACCACTACCTACCGCGGCAAGCTGGCCGAGAACGTGACGCAAGCGGTAGCCAGGGACGTGTTGGCGCACGCGTTGCTTCGGCTTGCCGACAACCCGACTTACTTGACAGTCCTCCACTGCCACGATTCACTCATTGCAGAAGTCGACGCCGGTTGCGGCGACGTCGACGAGTTCTGCAACTTGATCACGTGCAAGCCGAAGTGGGCTAGCGGGCTTCCGCTAGCCGCTAGCGGCTATCGCTCCAACTACTTCCAAGGATAGACATGCCCAAAACTGAAACGTTCCGATCTCTTGTTCTTAAACAGCGCAGTCAAACTGACGGTCGGCTGACCCCGATGCGCTCGGTCGCCGACGCGTGCGGGTGCAGCCGGGCTTGGCTCTACATGCTGATGTCTGGCAACTTCGGCGAGGTTCCGGAGGAGACGATGGAGGCTATCGCAGAAGGGCTGGACGTCTCGGTGCGTCGTGTTCGTCGCGCGCTCCAAACGTCGCAAGAAGAGGCATACGCGTGAACCGCTGCGTCTCGTGCAGGTTCTTTTGGCCTGCGACTAACAGAGACGACGACACCGGGGTGTGCCGTAGGTATCCCCCGGTCCCGCTCTCGGCGACAAACGACGAAGACGTGGTGATCGCTTGGCCGATCGTCGCGGCTGACGATTTCTGCGGCGAGCAGCGGAACCTCGCGTTCCCGCGCACCGTCCCCTCGGACGACTAGCGTCCGAGGAGATAACTTCCGCCGTCGTCGTCCAGCGCGAGCCCGAGGCGCTTGATGACCGGGTCGGCGATGCCTGCGCCCAGCGCAGCCGCCATCGCGCCAGCGAAATCGGCCATGTCCTTATACGACGGGTCGTCGTCGGCGAACAACGCGGCGCCCTTGCCGAGCCGTTCGCTCAGCTTGGCGAACGGCAAGCTAGGCATGCGGTTGTTCCAAGTCTCATCATCCAGGTTCGCCATGCCGACGCGCGCGATGTCGCCGAAGACCGGCAGACCGCCGAGCACGGTGTCGACTTGCGACTTGACGAAGTTGCCGAACGTGAACACTTCGTTTTCGTCGTCCCCCTCGCCGAAGTCTCGAAGCCAAGCCCCGATGATGAACGCACCAAACGACGGCATCAGGATCGTCATCGTGTAGGTCATCAGCAACGCAGTTGCCTTCTCGACCGTGGTCTCGTTGTTCCGCACGTCGGCCCTCAGACTGCGGATCGCGTGGTTCGTGAAGTTGATAGCCCACCCGCGGAACGGGAACACCGCCTTCATGAGCGGGCCGCCCGCTTCGAATTGCGTCAGGTCTTCCGGGGCGTTGGCCATCTGCGTGCGGTCGATCAGCGACGTAGCGATCCGCTCCGCTTGCTTCCGCGTCTTGCCCTCGTCCAGCGCTTGCGAATAGCTGGCCAAGAAGCCAATCACGTCTACCGGGTGCTGCGTGATTACGTGCAGCAGGTAGGCGTTGCGCGACACAAAGCGACCGAACTTGCGGATCTTAGCGGACGGCGACGTTCCGAGGACGATCTCCTTCGTCATCGCTTCCGCCTCGAACATCTGCTTGCCGATGCGTTCGTCCATCGACTTGAACTTGCGGACTTCGCGGACGACGGTCGGCATCTCGGTGATGTAACGGAACGCCGCGCGCATGAAGTAGCTCGGCTTGACTTCCCGCAGGATCGGCCCGAACCCGGTGAGGTTCATGAGCGCGACCGGGATGTTGACGGCCATGACAGCGGTCTTCGCGCTGCGGCTCATGCCGTCGACAACCTTCTCGATCATGTTCATCGCGGGCTCGGTGGTCTGGTTCGTGGCCGCCTTCAGCCACGAGTCGATCACCGCGTTGTTGAACGTGCGCCCGAACTTCTCCTCCATCTTGGCTTGCAGTTGCGGGTGCAGCAGGATGCTGGCCACGTCTGCGTAAGCCGGTTGCATGTGCACGAAGTTGGCGACTTGCGCGTAGTGCCGGGTCAACCCGCCCAGGTTGAAGTCCAGTTTCATCGCGACCTTTTCGCTGCGGCTCTTGGTGAAGCCGTCGTTGCGCATCGGCATGTTGCCGTGCATCTCCGCGATGTTGTCTTCGTCAAACTTCATCGTTCGGCCGACGCGTCGGCGATCCGGGCTGGCCGGGATGTATCCCTTCACCGGGCCGAAGGGCGTGTCTTGTTCCTCCACCTTCAGCAGTTCCATGTAGTAGCCAAGCCGCTTGAAGTGCGCGCGTTGGATCTGCGGGATCAGTTTCTCGTTCCGCGCGTAGACCTTGCGGATGAAGTCGAAGTCCTCGGCGGTCAAGATCTTCTGCTTGACCATGGCGTTGACGAACTTGTTCACCCCGTCTTCGGTCCAACCCTCACTAGCCAACAGCTTGTCGCGGTTGCTGATGCCTTGGCTGTCGGCCCCGTGGCTGTAGAAGTGCAGCAGCATCCCGAGGATCTCGACCTTTGCTGGCACCGAGCCGCGGCCGAAGACGAACTTAAGTTCTTCGCTTCGGATCTTCCGCCGGTCTTCGCGCAGGTTCAGCCCCTTCAAGTCCTTCGCGTATTCGTCGGTGAGGACCCGAGCCATGCGTCGGTAGCTGAGCGCGGCGTCCTTCATGCGCGCGAACAACTGCGGGAACACGCCGCCGATCTCGCGGAACAAGTGCTCCGGACGAGTAAGCGCATGCTTGTAGGATCGAACCCGGTCGACAAGGTTGTCCCATGTGTTCGGCGACCCGCTTTCTTCGCGATCGACCTCGTCCTGATACATCAGGTCGAGTTGGTCTGACGCGTCCTTCACGGTCTGCTCGCGGTTGACCCTCTTGCCCTCCAGCGTGATGGAGTGCGAAGCCTTGCTGACCCCGTCCAGCATCTCGACGGTTCCGGCCACTAGCCGGAACTTGTCAAGCGGCAGCTTCATGTAGCGCTTCACTCGGTCGGTCGGCTTGAGCATGCCAAGCTCCGACATCATGGTTTGCAGTCCTTCCAAGTGCTTCTGCACGTTCGTCAGGACTTCGGGCGCGTATTGCCTGATGTTGCTGAGGGCCTGCTGCGGCGACACGCCCTTCTCGCCAGCGTCGACAAACGCTAGCGCTGCGCGCATCACCTCGACGTAGTTCATGTCGCGCGTCTTGCGCAACTTCTTGTCCGACTTGCGCGCGACCGCGGCCAGCTTCTCGAACTTCTGGACTTCCTTACGGACCTCAGTCGCTGCGGCCACCAAGGCTTCGGCCAGCATCTCTTGCCGCTTGGCCTGCATCGCCTTGTCCCGGTTGCCTTCCTTCAGGGCTTGGCGGGCCGCGTTGCGCGCTTTGCGGGCCGAGACGGAGTAGCGCGACGGCAAGATGTTCTGCACCGGGGTGAGGGCCAGTTGCTTAAACGCGACCTGCTTGGCCGCCTTCCACAACAATTGGTGCGACCGGTCTTCCCGGGCCAAGTATTGCAACTCCCGCGCGATGATCTGGTGCCGGACCTTGTTGTGGACGGCCTCAGCGATCTGCTCCTTGATCAACTTCGGGTCGGTCAACTCAGGGTGCTTGCGCCGCATTTCGGCCTTCAGACGGCGTTCTACGGCTTGCTCCATCGGCGGGTCGTTGGCGACCGCGTCGAGCAGGGTCTCGCCGGAGTCGACCCCGAACATCGAGGCCACGACCGAGGGGTCAGCGCCCTCATCGTTGAGCACGCCCATCTCGTCGAGGCGCTTAAACGTTCGCGCGTCGACCATCTCCTTGACCGTCCCCCGGTTCAGCTTGTTGGTCGTGACCCGGCCCATCGTCGAAATGACTTCGCCGTTCTCGTCCAGGTGCAGGCCGTTGCGCAGCCACGAGCGAGCGCGTTCGGTCACCGAGTTGCGGACCGAGGCTTCGATCCCCGGCTTGAGCGCGGCTCGGGCTTCTCGATATTGGCGTTGCAGCTTTCTGCGCTCAGCGTCCTGCGAGTTGCCCGCGTAGGCCATCGCGCGCAAGCGAGCACGGGTCAAGTCGTCGAGCATCTTCTCGTCCGCTTCCCGGTGCATCTCTTGCAGTCGCCGATACTCCTCCGGAGTTCCGCCTAGTTTGACCCACTCTTCTTCCGTCTGGAACAACGACTCGAAGTCCGCAGCCTCGACCGACGAGTTCGCTTCCGCCTCGACGCCCAGCATGGCACCGAAGACTTCGCGCACGTCCGGAGTCAGCGCGGGCAGGTCTTCCCCACCACTTGTCTTCTGGTATTGCTTGTTCAGCCGGGTCTCGACGTCGTGGTAGATGGCGATCATCCACTTGCGGAATCCGCGGAACGCCTTCTCCATCGCGGTGTTCGGCGACACCCCGTCGTAAAGGAACCGCTCAAAAGAATGCGCGAACGCCTCGTGCCCGGTTCGCTTTTGGTCCCGGCTTAGCGCCATCCAGTGATCGACTGACGGCATGCCCATCCACTGCACCAAGGTTTGCAGTTTGCGGTATGCCTCCGAATCCGGGCCTTGCTCTTCCGCGATGCGGGTTAGCTCGTCCAAGTAGAAGTGCGCCATCTCGTGCATCAACGTGGATGCGTCAGCGCTTTCGTTCAGGAAGATGGAGTTGAGCTTGCGGCTGTAGCCGCCTCGGGGGCCACCGCGGCCCGACGTCGACCCGCTTTCCAACTCACCTTCTTCCGTTTGGAACAAGATGTCTTTGTCAAGTCGCGCAGACTTGGGCAACTTCTGCAAAGCACCATGCAGCGAGCTACCTTCGAGGTTGGTCCGGCGCATGGTTCGAACTTTGCGCTTCTTTAGTTCCGCCTCCAGCTTCTTTTTAACGTCGTCTCCGAGCCAGTCCCCGATAAGCACTACCCCCATGTCGTCCCAGGTGACCGTCTTGATGGGCTTGGCTTCGTAGTATTCCTCTCCCGCTCGCCGCAGCGAGTTGAGGAAGTCGACATATAGCTGCGCTTGCTCCGGGGTGAGGTCAGGGTTTTTGGCGAATCTAGCCTGACTTGCCGGGGTTTGCCCCGGCAAGTTTTCGTCCGGGGACAGGACGTTAAGCGCGGCGCACAAGCGTTGGATGTCCATAATCACTCGATCCACGCTATCCCCAACCCCCATCTGGAGACGCGTTTTGAGCACCGTGTTCGTGTCAAGAAACCGTCTGATGGTTTTGTCTTTGTCTGTCGGGTTGTTCTCGTTTGAGAGGGCAACCGTAACTCGACGCAAGTCTAGCACCGTGATTGCGGCGTCGTAGTTGGCGCCTAAACGTTCGTCCAGCATCAAGCTGAAAATAGCCGAGCCGTAAAACAGAGGCTTCCCGGGTGCCCCCGCGAATGCTTTGGGGCCTTTACCTGACGAAAGGAACTCACCTTCCAGCACCCGCGTTCGGTCGTGCGCGACCTGTTGATTTTTGCGGTCAACGACAACTGCGCGCCTAGACTGAGCGACTTCGTTAATGGTGTCGGCCGACAATTGTCGACCCATCGCAGTCCGAAGCTGCGGCAAGTCAATGCTGAATACGGATTCTTGACCCCGAGCGTCCATGGGGTCGGTAAGACTGTTTTGGAAGATGCGGAGAAGTGCGTCGCTGGTGACGTCCTCTCCTGTGTCTTTGAGTATTCGTCTTTGGCCCGCCAAGTCTTCTATGGCTTGTTGAACTTGTTTGGCCTCTCCGTGAGTAAACAGTGCCTGTTTGACCCCGGTCGATTTGTCTATTTCGGCGATACCTTGAAGGGCTTGCGCCAAAGCCCGGACCGTAAATTGCGCCTCAGTTTCGCCGTCTTGCTGACTAATGTTTTCAAGGTAAGGCTGAAGCGCTCTCGACCACACCCCGGCTTTGCGCGCATCTGTGCTAATCGTTGGGTCTGTTACCGAAATTGCGATGCCTCCAGGCATCGCCGTCGACCCGAGCCCCTGCGCCGCAATTGCGGTGCCATCAGGCCCCAGGACAGTCTCGCGAATCCACGCTAGGTGTTCCTTAAGCGTGGTAAGCAGCGCTGGGTTTTTCTCAAGCTCGTCAAGAATTGCTTGCTTGATCCCGTCTTCAGCTTCTTGCGTTGCCGAGGTGTTCCGCGGCAGGTTGTGCTCAGGCTCGACTTTTAGAGGGTCTTCACCCAGGAACTCAGCTTCACGGACTCGGTATGTGTGCCCGTTGATCAGAGTCTCAATGTTGACTCCAGCTTGTATGGAAGCCAAAGTTCTCATGAGCCGCGCCACTTTAATGACTTCGCTCGGCTTCGGGTTAGCCATCGTTGTCGTGGTGCTCACCGGGCGGTAGATGAGCCGACCAACTGTCTTCATGGATCCCGACTCATACTCAAACAGATTGGTCAACGGCCCAAAAAACAACTCGCCAATCCCTGCGGCTTCGAACAGTCGGACTACTCGCCTAATAGTCGTTTCGCCTGGAGCCATTGCGAGTTGAGGCACACCTAGTTTGCCTGCGAGGATGTCGCGCAACGTTTGCTGCGACGCGTCGAAGAAGTCGCGAGCACCCGGCAACGTGTTCCCGAAATACGAGTCAGCCATCGACGCCGCCATGTCTAGCGCTGTTTCGATGTCAACAAGCGGAGCCCCCGACTCTTGGTGTCGTTTAGTGAGCAACCTTTCGGCAACGAGACGCACCGTCTCTGCCGTGATCGCGTAATCGGTAACGACGGCGGGCTCTCTGTAACGCTGCGACCAAACGTCTGAGTCGTAGATTTGGCCGTCGTTGAGCACGGCCGAGTTTTTGAGCACGATTTGGACAGAACCGCGCCACCTGTGCCCTGTTGTGGCTTGCGAAACCGCAATGCTCGGGGCAGTCAAGCCGTCCAAATCCGCGTCGAACGCGCTCAGGAGCTTGTCTTCGTTCATGGTGTGAACGGCTATCAGGTTGCGACGCGGCCACATTTTGACTTGCGCGCCGTCTGCCATCTCGTCGAGTTGACGTCGCTGAGTGGCCGAATCTGGGTTCACCGTCAGCGACGAACTGTTCGTCATCAAGTCGTCGTAAGACTTGATCGGGGACACACCCGGCTTGCCGAACACAAACCCGTAGACGTCGTAGCCTGCTCCGGCTTTCCCTTCCGCCATCCGTGACGCGGTGTTACCGCTGCTGACAGGAGCCCCCCTTTGGGCTTTCGTGTAGTTGACAGGAATCGCGCCCGCGGCCAAGGCTGCGTCTATTTCGCGCTTGTCTGAGAGACGCATGTAGCGAACCCCGGCTCGCCGAGCCGCTAGCATGATCTGGTAGTCTACCGTCCAGTCAAACTCGTCATCGCCGGGGGTGTAAGGTTGGCTGTCGTTTGTGCCCAACAGTTCCCCGTTGTCGTCCACGCCGAACACGGCTTGCGGGAACGCCCCAAACGTTTTCTGGCCCGGCTGATTGTCTGTCGAGTCAACGTGCTTCGCCAGAAACAATGCAAACAAGCGGCTAGACAGCGCGTCGGGCGCGGGGCGGGCTTCGCTCACTTGCTGGAAAGTGATCAAAGTCCTGGCCTTCGTTTTGAGTTCTACGAGGTAGGTTTCTTGAGCAGACGGAACGTTTGACCAAAGGTTTCGGTAGCTCTTCCCCGGCACGTAGACGGCGTGCGCCATGACTTGGGGTTCTTCGTATTTGCGCTTTGACGTGTTTAGCTGATCTTTTGCGTGGAAATGGAAAAACCGGTTCTCGTAGTTCTTCGACACCGGGACGTGCTTCCACGTGAACTCGACGTCTTCTTCAGCTTTCAGCGCGGTGATTCGAGCAGCGGCGTCTCCGAGCATCTCGGCTTGTTGCGATTCTGGCAGACCGGCTGGGGCCAAGATTGACGGTTCGATGAACGCGCGGTCTGCCAGCCGCAACGCGATGTCTGGTTCCGCTACCGCGGCTTCGATTGTGCCGCGATAGTCGCCTCGCGACATCACGTAGTCTCGGGCGGCGTTCTCGTAGTCCGGAGCTTCGTCGTCGTCGTAAGCGTCAACGGTGTCGCTGCCTTCGGTTGCCTGCTCGTAGTGCCGTTTCTCGGCATACCAGAGCGCAGCTTGCAAGTCGGCCATCGACAAGTTGACGTATTCCGGCATCGCTTGGATCTCGGCCAGGATGCTGGTCAAGTGCTTCCGAATGTCTGCTCGAATAGATCCGTTTGCCGGGATTTCGACTTGTCCGTCCAAGCCGGTTGCTACTCGGTTACCCGCTTTGCGGAGATCGTTCATCTCCGGGCTCATCGAGAACCACGTGTCGCGGGTCTCCTTCTTCGTCGCTAGCCGCTGGGTTCGCCGAGCCACTTCTTCGAGCGGCGTGTTGAAGATGTCGAAGCCGTAGAGCGCGTTGACGTCGTCTCGGATCACGCTCCAGTTCTTCGACTTGGTCAGCCTCATCAGCGCAGACCGGAAGGATGACATCTGCTTCGCTGCCAACTCCTCGTTGAACTTGAACAGCGAACCCGTCCACCGGCCCCACGTCCGCATGAACCACCGGTCCATCGTCAGTTGGTTCAACTCTCCGTGCAGGTTCATGAAGAACCCGTTGCCGATCTTCGGGCCAAGAACGTAGGCCCCGTAGACTTCTTGGGTGATTAGTTCGGAGCCGCTGATTTCGTGCTCGATGCCTTCCGCTTCGAACAGGATTTGCAACTGCTTCGGCGTCGTCGGCGTCAGCATGAACGCGGCGAGCTTGTCTACACCCCACTTGTCTACCAGCGTGTTGTAGAGCTTGAGCCCGAGGTTGATTTGGTTGGCCGCGTCGCCGCGCCCGACGTCGGTCGGGAAGTGCTTACCCGCGCTTTGAAAGACCTCTCCCGCCAAGTTGAAGTTGTCATCAACCTTCAGTCCGTTGGACGTGACCGCTAGCGCCCACATGAACTGGAGTCGCTTCTGCTTCTTGGTCAAGATCTCCGGGTGTAGGACGGCTAGCGTCTTGACCGCGGCTTGGATCTTCTTGTCATACCAACCGACCGCGTTCGGGCTGTGCTCTAGCGCGAACAAGGCATCGCGGACCCCTACCTTCTGGATGTGCGCGGTGCGCTCTTCCGGCGACATGGCGCGAACCGCGTCCGACTCGGGGAGCGTGTGGATCGCCATCTTGTAGTCGCGCCTGCGCTTGAACTGATTCTTGCGCGCTAGGTCTCCGGCAGCACCGCCCCAAGCCAAGACCTCGTCTGGCTTCGGCGGTTCTTCGTCTTGCAGCAGGATGTCGTCAACGCTCCGGTCGAACGTGCCCTGGTTGTTTACCGACTTGACCTGATTGGTCGAGAACGGTCTCCACGTGGTGTGGATGGTGTCGTCTCCGAATGACCCCGGGACCCTTACCAAAGCGTTGGACGCGTCGTCCGACATCATTCCGGTTCCAACAAACGGGTCGCTATGGATTAATCCGTCAAACCCAGCTTGCTGCATGAGCGAGACGAACCCCGCATCGTCGCCCAGAACAAAGGCGTCGATCTCCGTCTCCATCAAAAACAATTCAATCGACTCGGGTTCTTGGGCACCGAGATCACGGATCAGGTCACCTAACTCTTGGAACGATCTGATGCCTCCGGGGGCATACATTTGGGCGCTGCTGGGGAGACGGAAAAACGCGTTCGTGTTGAACGCCATGTCGTCCAGCCCCTCAATTGCGCTGGCGACGTCTTCGTAGCCGATTTGTTTGTCTTGGTTGGGGTCTCCGTATTCGACGTCGAAGCTCCAGTTCATGCCCTCGATCACGTCCCACAACGAGACGGTCGCACCGAGTTTCGTAAGGTCCAGCGGGTTGACCATGCGGACGAACACCGGGGTCAAACTGCTGACCGGGGTTTGAAAAAGCCCGCGGTTCGCGCGCGGAACTTCTCCGCTGCTGTCAATGCCCGAGTAAACCCCGGCCACGTCCGCGTTGTCGGTGAACGACATCGTTGCGCGGCCTCGTTCCGTAGCCCCACCCCGGCTAAGCCCCTTCACTGAGCGGAGCCCCCGGTAGAGAATCAACGGCTTGCCTGATTCGTCGACAACCTTGGAGTCGCCGAAGAAGCGTTGGAATTGCTCTGACTGGATAACGAAGTCGCGGAACTGTTCCGGCGATGCTTCGTCAACGATCTCGTCCTGCGACAAGATGTCGGGGTCGCGAACTGAGAACCCGCCCTCGTTGTTGACCGACTTGATCTGCGTCGGCTTAAACGCGACGTAGTGCGTCGTGCCGTCCGGGATCTCCATCGTCGGGAACTTTTGTTGGACGGTGTGGTCGATGAACCCATCGAACCCCATCTCCGCAAACACCCGGCGAGGTATGTCGTAGGCTATAAGGTTACCGTCTTCGTCGATCTCGTCTTGGAACTCGTTTCTTAGCAACTCGATGACGTCGTTGGCTGAGACGCTGCCGTCGTCCGCGAGTTGCATGATGCGCGCGGCTATTTCGGGCAGCACGCCTGCGTCGCCGATTCCGAGATCAATTTCGTAGAGCGCGTCGATCAGATCGAGAAGCGTTCCAGACTCTTCTCCGGTCGGGTCGCCGTCCTCGTCTACCTCCATCTCGTAAGTAAACCGTGTCGCTTGGTCGCCGCCCAGAATGACAGGGTTTTGGATAGACAAAAGAACAGGGGTGATGCGGCCCTTGTTCTGCAAGTTCTCTTCGAGAGCGATAGCGCCTGCTTCCGACTCTTCGACGTCTTGATCCATTAGCTGTTCTTGACGACGACCAATTCGGTTTTGAACGTCTGCACCCAGCGGGTTCGCGTAGTTCCAGTTGACGTCGGAAGTGCTGCTAGAAAAGTAGAAGCCCGCGCCGAGGTCGCTCTCCACCGACAAGGTTCCTGTCTCAAACGTCCCGCCGTAGTTCTTGGTAGTTCCGTGGTAGACGATGAGCGGCTTGCCCTCGTCGTCAACAACCTTGGAGTCTCTGAACCACTGTTTAAATTGCGGCGTCTGGTAGACCCGGTCGCGACGCTGCTCGTCCGTCGATTCGACGACGATTTGACTTTCGTCTTCGATCTCGTCTTGCCGGACAACATCAGAATCGGAGCGAGCAGACGGACCTTGGATTACTTGACGAACCGCTGACCCAGCATTGGCGTAAGACTCAACTACTACGTCGGGCCGGATCGCCTGCACCTGTTGCCGAAGAGCCTCAACGATTTCGGCGTTAGTCTCGTTGACGAGAATAGCCCCCAGCCCATCAAGGTTGCCGGACAGCCCCTGTCCTTCGCGAGCAACCAGAATGAACGGGCCGTCTTTGTAAGATGTCCCGCTGGCAGTTCCGATCCCTGCGCCAGACCCCTGCTCTCCTGTGACCAGAGGCGCGGTGTCTAGTTTCCCGCCACGTCGCGCAGGGTCCAAACCCTGCCCAAGCATGTTGAGCAGGTTCCTAACAGCCCCGGTCAAAGTTGACTCCTTACTCATGCCGTGAGACTGGAGTCGGTCACCTCCCTCCTGCAAAGCATCTTGGAAGCCTGAGCGCGACTCCTCGTTTACATTTGCGCCGTCAAACCATTCATCAGATCGTCGGCTCCTGTTGACGGTGTCCCAGTTCTTGAGCAGCGCGTCTAAGTCTTCGCCAGACGTTTGCGTGGCCGCATCGGGGTCAACGCCAACCTTCTGCAACCCTTCTTTTGCGGCTGCAACCAACGGACCCGCGACACCGATCCGGTCAAACTGCTTGGACAGTTCTTGTAGAACTCGGCCAAGTGACTTCACGTCGACCATGTCGTCGATGGTGTCGATCTGGACGTCGCCCTTGTCGTTGACCGACAAGGTTCCGGAGATCCCGAGTTCGTGCCATCGGTAGACGTTCTTGCGAACGGCTTGGACGGTGACGCTCCCGATCTGGGTTGTCGGGTTTGTGTTCTCGGTAGTTGCTTCTTCCTCAGCCGAGATCGACGTTACTAGCTCGGGCAGAGCTTGCTGCGACACCTCGGTAGACGACTGCATCGACCCGGCGATGCTCGGGCCGTATTTCTGCCAATACTCGGCCAGTTCAATTCCTTCGTCTCTAGCGAGCGACATGATGATCGCCCGAGACAACGACGCGTTTGCCGCGCGCTGGTCCCGAGTAATGTTGGGTTGGTCGACGCCGCCGCGCTCGTAGAAGTAGTCGTAGATCCCTTCGATCAGCTTGGCGAACTCGGAGTCAGTCTCGGCTCGCTTGGCCGCTTCAGCCATCAAAGGCTCGTAGCCTGCGCCGATCTTGTCGATCTCTCCGCGCTCGAACTGCGTGTCTGCGTCTTGGTGGTAGACCGTGTGCGGCATCAAGTTCCGGCCGAAGTCGCCCAGCGCCAACGTTGACCACTGCCCGACCGGGACCTCTACGTTGCCGCCAGATTGCGAAGCTTCCTGCGCTTTCGCCAGCAAGCCAGGATGGCTGTTCTCTAGCTTTTCCCTGAAGTCCGGGTCGTTCTTCTCCGCAGCTTCGACTTGCTCAAGAAACTTGTCGGCTCGGATGTAGGCCGTCTTGATGCTGTCCGGGGCTGCGTCGTTGTTGAACTCTTCTCGGGACTCCGGGTCTCGCTGCCGGAGTTTGCTGTTGGCTTCCAGCGTCTCCATCCGCTGGTGCGCTTCCGCGGTCAACTTGGCGTTCGCGGCCCGGCGCTGGTCTCGTATAGCTCGAACGGTGGCCCCGGCACCCGAGACGACAGCCATGCCGCGGGCTGTGTGCACGAACGTGTCGAAGAGTTCGCCCTTGATGTCGACGTCAAACGCTTCGCCTTCTCGGTATTTGAGGTGTGCCTGATACCGGGCCGCGATCGACGCGCCCTGCTGCACGACTTCTGTGATCGTTTCTGTGCTCCACCCGATCAAGTGCTCTTTGATCCCGGCCAGCAACAACTCTTGCTTAGCTTCAACTGTCAGCTTCTTGCTGAGCAAATCGCCGAGCAAACGCTTGCCAATTGTCTTACTGAACGCGTTTGACGCTAGGCCCGCGGACGCCGCGTCGATTCCAGCCATCACGGCGCCCCACCCGCGCGCGTAGCCTGCTGACTGTTCCGGCGTGAACCCCGCGTCTTGCAAGGCTCCGTAGACGTCGCCGGAGTTAAGCACGTAACCAACCGACGTTGCTCCGACCGCGGCCCCAGGCGGGCCGCCCACCAACCCGCCGACGAGGCCGCCGCCGACAACCGCGGCGAGAGACTTGACGACTTCGATCGCGTCCTGCCCCCAGGCTACAGCCCCCGTGTCGCGCTCACCCCGAATCTGCGCGATCTGTCTCCGCTTCTCTCGGTCAATCTTGGACTCTTCTTGGATAGGGATACCAGCGAGCCGCAGACCCTTAGCCATCGTCTCGGTGAAGCTGCCGTCGAACGAACGCCCAAGCCAGCTATACCAATTCTCCGTCTCCGTCAGGTTGCCCATGTCGTCGCGGGTCATCGACGTGAAGTCGATGTCCGGGTTCTCCAACCGACGCGACAAAGCCGGGAAGCGCTCGGCGAAGCTGCGCGGCTTCACCCCCTGCGCGGCTTCTTTCACCTTGGCTTGGTGCAACGCTTCAAGACCCGGAACCAACGGGGACTTGAACTTGCGCGCCATCTGCAAGGCTTCCCCGATCTCGCTCGGGTCTCGCTTGTCCGCCAGCCCGGCGGCAACGTTCGCAGCCCTGCGCAGGCTGCGTTCGTTGTGGTGGCGGTTCAGGATCTCGTCATAGATTGACGGGGGGATGTCTTGTCCGGTCACCTGCGGAACCTCTTAGCGATCTCACCAAACTGGATGTAGAACTCTGGAGTTCCAACTTCGTCCTCAATGCCAAACCGAGAACGCATAGCGTCGACAAATTGCCGTTGCGACGGTCCTTGCGGCCGGTCACCAATTCGCGCCGCGTTCGAAATAGCTTGTTGCTCAGACGGGTTCGCGTTCCCGAACAAGATCTTGACCATGGCGTTACGCATTTGCGCCTCCGCAGCGCTAGCGTTGTTTGCGTTTGTCGGCCCTGGCCCAAACATCTGGTTGACGCCGACGCCGGGGCCAGCCCCGCCCACCGCTGCGAGTTGGGAACCATACAACTCGTAGAACCGAGGCCACGTCTCGACGAACACTTCCACGTCTGTCGCGCCCATCTGATCGAACCGACGCGTCTCCTCCTGCTGCGTCCAAGCAGACCACAAACCTTCGCCTAGACGGATGCCTGCGGAGCGTTCTTTAAGCTCAGGGCTCAGAGCGTCCATGCCCAACGAAGACGCCCGCTCAAGTTCTTCGCTGATAACGTCGTATTCATCCAGCGTCTCGCGCGCTGTGCCTTGCAGTTCGTTAAGTCGCTTTCGGGCTTCGTAAACCACTTCGTAGGCCATCGAGTCCGTCACTAAGTCTTCCGCGGTTTGCACATACGCGTCGCGTTCTACCTGCGTCAACGTGTCCCATTCCTTCAGAGGGTCTTGTCGCTTCAGCAAGCTTTGCGCCGTAGAAAGGCGGATCTGTTCAAACGCGTTTTCTAGTCGACGTTTGGCCAGCGCGGGGTCGGTCTCACCGGGGGCCAGCATCATTTCTGGGGTGAACCTCCCCCCGTCCGGCATAACTAGCTCTGCGGCTTCTCGATCGACCGGGCCAAGTCCCGCGTAAGGTCGGCCGCTAGAAGTGCGCAACGCTAAGACTTCATCAATCGCTCGCTGGTAGATTTCGTGTTCGTTCGGGTTGCGTTGTTCTGTCTTCGCAATTCGGTTAGCCGCAGCGTCGACTTGCGGGAGCAACGTGTAGAACTCCGTCGCAAGCTCGGAGGTCAAGTCTTTGGGTTGAGCCAGATTTTGACCGTAGGAATCCGGATACGAGTGCCGAAGCTGGTTTAACAGCATCTGCGCGCGGTCAGCCTTGAGCCCGTCAAACTTAGCGATGCCGTCGCTAACCCCCGGGGACCGGGTTCCTGCGCTCGATCCTTTGCCCGCTGTGTAGCGCTTGACGATTTCGTTGGCGTTGAGTTGCCGGTTTACGGCTTGGTCCCACATGCCCGCAAGTTGCTTCAAGTCTGCGTCCGACATCGAGAATCGAACCGCGTTGAGCAGCGCTTCTGGGGTCCCGAACTCCAACATCGTGGACGGTTGCGCGATGAACTTGAGCATCAGCAACTTGCCTGCTTCGTTCGTCTCCCGCGGGTGCGGCTTGTTCGCCCTGAAGTTTGCGGCCTGAAACTTCTCTAGCACCCCCAAATCTCGGAGACGAGACGACAACGATTCGGGGAGCGGGCGCCCAAGTTTGACTAGGTTTTCCGCGTCTTCTAGCGCTTCAGCACGCTCCCGCTCGCGCTCGTCGCGGTCTTCGCTGAACATGTAGCGAAGACTGGCGAGCGCTTTCTTTCGGGCACCCTCCGACAGCTTCATGCTTCGAAGCGCTCGACGCTGATCAACGATGCTGGTCGGATGCTCTCGTCGGATGTCGTCGATCACCCGCTCTGCGACCTCGTCGTCTTCCGCGGCCTGCAACCGTTTCTCCAACCCGGTGCGCTTAACCGGGTCTTGGATCATCTCTCCGTGCTCTTCCAAGAACCCGCGAGCGCGCGACGTCTTACCCTGGTTGAGCAAGCCGTCCATGATGTTGGCGTGGATTTCTGACTCAGCCTGCTCTTTCGCCACCGCGGCAGCTTCTGGCGGGATCTGAGTTAGCTGAGCGAGATGGTCCATGGTCTGCGTCATCTCAGCCGAGTGCGCAATCCAACCGCGGACGTCGCCTTTTAAGAACGCGTTGACTCGGTTCGTAATCGCTTCTTGCACGGTCGCGGTCGTGGCCGCGATGTTGTAGTCCTTCAGTTTTTTCGCCCGGGTAGACGACATGCGGGTCAACGCAGCGTTCATCCGGGCGTCAGCGGCGAGGCCAAACGCTTGACGTTGACGACTTGACGTCAACGACTTCTCAAGCTCGGACCTGCCCTCCTGCAACTTGGCCTGAGTTTTCGTAAAGACCTCAGCAGCGTCAGCCCCGCCGACTTGATCAAACTCCGCTTCGGTCGTGTTGAGAAGCTCAGACAACCGCGTGATGGCCATCCTTGTGTTCGCTTGGTCCAAGTCTTCCTGCATCGCCTTGGATAGCTGGAAGCCCTGCACCCCCGCCGTCAGCATGGCGTCGCCTACTAGGGACGCTTCGTTAGACGCTTGGAACGGGGTGACGCCGCGCTGCTGCTGAGCCCGCGCCCCGCCGGAAACGCGCAACGATTGTCGCGGTGTAACCACTAAAGGATGCCCCCAAACCTGCGGTTGCGAGACGCGAACTGGTCGTAATACATGGACGCTACCTTGCCCGCGCCGCCGACCGCAGTAGCCAAAAACGCACCTTCAGGAGACAGCGATTTTGCGGTCTTGCTGATGTTCTTCGCCGACACGCGACTGAGCGCAGCGCTGGCTCGCTGGTTTGCGGCCTCCATCATCACATCAGACATCTGGCCTTCCGCGTTCAACGTGATGGTCAACGCGTCGATGTGCTTAACCAAGTCGATGGCTCGCTGCTGCTCTGCGGAAGAACCTTGGTCTACGACGACTCCTCGCCCTCCGGCTGACGCGCGAGCCGCGCCTTTTTGCTGCGCGTATTCCATGTTGCTGCGGCCGATTTCGTTTTCCGCAGACTCTCGAATGCGAGCGACTTGCTGCTCGGCAAGGTTGGCGTTCAACTCCGCGGTTTGGCTCGCGAACTCCATCGACAAAGCTTGCGACTTGAGTTGGTTCTTCTGGTTAACCAACTGGTAGTAAGCCCCGATCGCAGACGACACCGCGCCGCCGATCGACATCGCAAAACTGAAATCACTTAGGTTGTTGATGAACGCTTGCCGCTGCTTGGCCGCGTCCATCGCCGCGGTGAAAGACTTGTCAAACATGTAACCGGTGGCCATGGTTACCCTCCAAGATTGACGTTGAGCGTGACGCCCGCCACCGTTGCGGGAACTGCCATCTTCTGAACAAAAGACACTTGCCCGTCAGGGCTCCACGTAGCTTCTACCGTTTCCGTCTTTAGTTCAGACGTGAGTGTTAAAGACTCTGGCGAAATAGCCGACTGCGTGTCCGCGTCCGGACCCACCGACAACCCGGCCGTCTCGAACAGTTGAACGTCGACCCGGTCGACCGACTTAAGCCGACCGATGCCTGCTGCTTCGATCTGAAGCGATGCGGGAAGCGTTCGAAGTTCGTTGTCGAACTTGTGGCCCAAGTGGACGGCTTGGCACGGATACGGGAGTCGGGCCACGCCGTCGACCACGTCAACCGTGGTTAGCTTGACGGTCCCGTCCGGCTTCTGCAAAAGCGCATCAACCGAACCCGACAGATGCGGGACTCGCTCATGGGATACCGTCACGCCCCACGAAGTCGACGTGGTGCTGCTAGCCTTAAACGAACCCTTGTCGATAAGCGTGACAACGATTTCGGTCCTAGACGTCCGCGTCTTGATGCGCCCGATCAGGCCCAAGTCGGTGACGAACAACTGCTCGCCGACGCAGTCTGGATCGAACGCCGGAGCGGACGCAGTGACGCGAACGTCTGACCCCGGTGCGTTAGACCCGGTGATCGTCAACGTTGCGGCGCTTTCTTCGGAACGCTTGGTCCGTCGAGCGTTGTCCAAGTGCACCGTGTCCATCACCCCGGTGATGTTCACGATGCCCCAGCGCAGCAAGACGTGGTTTCCGTCTGCGTCTTCCGCCGACATGTATAACCGGTCTTCGGCCCCTTCCGTGGCAACAGCCACCGACGTGGCTTTCATGCCTTTCGCCAAGTGATGTCGGTGCCAACCGGACACCTTTTCTTCCTGCGAGTAGGTCAAGCCGAGCAGCCACCCGGCGCTGTTGACATACCACGCGACCGGAAGTCTGGACGTTTGACTGGCCGAATCGGTCAACACGTAGTCATCAAACAAGTGCCCCGCCTTGGTCGACAAGTCCAAACCACCAAAGCCGTTTTCCTGCATTTGGTAACTCATCCGGTGCACGTGGTCGCTCTTAGAGCAGAACAGCACCGAATTGTTCAGGACCTGCGGCCGAACGTAGTTAGACCCGACAGTTGTCTGCAAGCGGATCGTGGCGCTAGATGGGGTGAGCGTGTCGGTGTTCTTAGTTGTCAGCGCCCACTCGCACGTGTCGGTGAAAATAAGCAACTCAGACACCGGGACGATGTGCCGAATAGTTTGCCCTTCTCGACTGGCGATCTGCAACGAGATCCGGTCGTCGTCTAGCGGGATCAAACGCGACACCAGATCTGAGTCTCGGCCCACCGAAGACAGCAACAGCTTTTGCGGGTCTCGGTTTGTTCCTCCGAACACGCCGCGTTGGTCGTAGAATGCGACCGCGGCGGGCGGGTCGGTTACTAGCGTTGTGTCTAGCTCAGGGGCTAATCGACCAAAGTCTGGCTCGATGTTGCGGTCGTCAAACGTGACGGCCCCGGTCTCAGCGATAAAGCCAAACAGTTCAATGCCGTCTTCTTCTTTGTAGATTCGGTAGGCGCTAGCCCCTTCTTGAGCCGTCCAACTAATCGTGTTGAACGCTTCTGCGTTTTGCAGCAGGTTAAAGACAGAAGTGGTAATGGTCGACCGGTTAAACTCTTGGCCTTTGTCGTCTACCGCCGTGACGATGTAGCGTTGATTCGCCTTTGCTGTCGAGTCCGCGACAATAATAGTCCCTGCGTTCGAGTTGCTTGACGGACCCGTCAAGGCTCCGCTCAAGTTGACAATTGACACGATGTCGACCCCGTTATTCACAACGGGGCCGCAAACATAAAACCCGTTTGTCAGGTTGGGGACACCGCTGATGTAGAGAAGATCTCCTGGCCCGAGCCCTGCATCTTGAGTCAACCTAAACCGTATGGCAGACGTGCCGCTAACATCATACGCTGCCGCGATTCCGATCTGAGCGCCTGGGGTAGCGGAAACAGAAGCGGTAAAATTGACTTGCTCGTTGAACAGTGTCTGGCTGGTCCAAGTTCCGTCGTCTAACCGCGACAACTCCAACGTCGGGTAATCACGGTGCGCCAACCGAATCTTCTTTTCAGTTTGCGCATAGGTGATCTCGAACAGGTCGTCTTCAGCGTAGTCGTTGTCTAACCCCAACCACGGTTCCGAGTCAGTCTTAAGCGCCCACCCATCTGCAATTGTGGGTCCGCTAAGGGACGCAGATACGTCTTGCGTCGCGACGATGTAGTCGCCTGCGGAAAAATCAGGGCTTCCGTAACTTGCCCTCAAGTAAAGAACAGTCCCCTTCAAATACCAGCGCGTCGCGTAAACCGTGTTGGCAAAAGGTCGGTTGCCCGCCGTGTCCGTCCGGTAGATGTTAATGCCCCACCGGGGTTGGACGCCTACGAAGTCGTTAGCGGTAGACGCCGACGATGCGCCAAGCGCGTCAAAGGACACCGCGCTGACTTCAAACTTTCGGTCGTCGTAGCTGATAAACGAAAACCCTGGGTTTTGAGTTGCGGGCGACGAACCGGTCGCATCTTTTGTCCAGTAAAACTGGTCGCCCTTTCGGAAGCCGTGTGGATTAGTTAGCCGCACGATGCTGCGATCTGCGTCTTCCGCCAAGATGGAAGGGGAGCCACCACCCCCGGTGTCGGCTAGCGGGATCGGGATTTGGTAGTCGCGTGGCAGTTGATCTTTCTTCCACGCATACAACTCACCTGAACCCGTAGACGTAATAGAAATCGGGTCGTTGCTTAGATACTTGAGTTGCAGACCGCGAGGACCCTGCGGGCGCGCTTCGTAGTCGAAGACGGTGGCCACGCTGCCCGGCATCACGTCGGACGACTCGACAACCACCGTCTCTAGGTCTTGGAAATCGTGGCTGCGGTCGAAAGTTAGCGTGTTGGTTCCTAGGTCAATCGAACCCGGGCTAGCTTGATCGCTGATCTTAAACACGTCGTTGACGCCCCCAGCAACAGACACGGGGAGTCCGTTTTCGTAGAACGTGAACTTGCCCGCGCGCATGGCGATGACCATGTCGTTGCCGTCTAAGCGGAACGGGATCATGCGCGTCTTGCCCGGCAAAGAGTCGACGTGCTCAAACCCGGGCCGGAGTTGCGCGGCTCCGCTTGTCTTAGCTACCCAATTCTTCAGGGTAGCCGCGCCCATCTTGTGCAACTGAAGCTCTGGGCGAGCAAACAACTCCGGGCTGATCTCGCCGGAGTTGAACGACGTTTGCAGCTTAGCGACAGCCATTACAACGGGTTGTCAAAAGGGTGAACTCGTGCGTTGTTGTCCGTGTTGCGCTCCCGCAGCGCGGAGAACTGCTGCGCCAGCCCGACAAAGTAGACGGCTCGCTGCTCCATCTGCCCGGCCATCTGAACGCCGGTTTCGCCTTGCATGAGTCCGGGCGCGATCTCCGCAGCCAGCTTGGACGCCAGCGCGTTGGTGAAGTGTTGCGAATACTTGCTCGGGTCCGGAGCCTTCACCGTGTAGCGCAGAACGATGTCGTCCAAGTTGCAGTAGAGCACCGAACCTTCGATGTCGAAGTCGGCTTCGCCGATCACGTTCGCGCCCGCCACGTCCGGGCCGATGGTGACGACGGACAAGAAGTTGACCGGCAAGGTGTAGGCATACTGCCAGTCGATGCCGGACCGCGCGTTGGTCGCGTTCGCGGTCAACTTCTTGGTCTCCGTAGCAAAAGGCCACGGGAACGATTCGAGCATCGACTGAAGCGCGACGTCGTAGTAGCGGTTGCACAGGCGCGCGGCGGCGGTGTCCTCAGTCAGCGACGTGATGGGCTTGGTCTCGCCCAAGTTCTTCAGGGCTTGGTTACTGATGTCGACCCGAGTTCGAGCCGACTCGCCAGCCGCTACGGCCAGCCAGTCAGTAAACGCATACTCGCCCAACGTGAACAAGTAGTCGCCGCGGTAGTGGATCCCGTCGAAGCCGATCGTGGCGTCGCTGAGCGTTCGGGTCGTGAAGAACGTGTCTTCGTCCGCAAGGTTGGAGATGGCCGTGTTGACCGTGTTGGTCGTGGCGTAGTCTGTGTTGCCCCAATCAACGTAGCCCGCTCCGGTCGGGATCAGAGGCTGCCACCAGGGGATGTAGGAGGCCGACCCCGACCACATGCCTTGATCGACCAGCAGTTCCCGGACTTCCCGGACAAACGCTCGAAGGTTGTCTTCGTAAGCGTTTGCGTGCGTCACGCTCGAAGCGTCAGCCTCTCCTTGCAGGTTCCAAACGCCCAAGCATTCCAGCGTGTCGCCCGCGGCTTCCGCGGCTCGCTTCGCCGCGATCAACTTCTTCTTCATCATGGCGAAGCAGTTGTCAGCTTCGCTGTTCGGCGACCAGTCCAACTGAGCAGCCTTGTCAAACCACCCGTGCGCGAAGCTGCTGGCTAGAAGCAAATCTCCGTCGTAGGCTTCTCGCCGAGCAAGCGACGTAGCGGGGATATTGGCGTGGACGAGGTAAACCTCTTCCCCGATGTGCTGGTGCATCCGCAGAGCTAGAGACGTCGTGAAACTAGCCCCGAACTCGTTCGGGAATTGAGTCGTCGAGGACCCGTAGTAGGGGTTGTAGTCCTTCGGAATAGGGTCGACGTTGTCGTAGTTGAACCCGGGCGGCATCGGGTTGCCCCGATCTGGGTGCTCGTCCAGCCACGCGACTAGGGTAATTCCTGAAACAATAGTCGCGTCGTCTACTGAGTCTCCCCCGTAAGTGGTCGAGACGTTGAACGAACCGGAGGCGTAGTTGTAGTTCTTGACGAACAGCAGTTGACCCGCCCCCGTGATGCTCCCGGTTACCGGAACCGAGTTGACAGCCGCAGCCGTGATTAGGTTGTAGCTGTCGTAGATGCGAATCCGAGCCCCTTCGTAGAGTTGACCGATCGTGGCGGTCATCGTCACCGCGGTCCCCGACGACACCGCTGGCAATGTAACTGCGATCGCCGACAAGTTGGTGTTCGCGGCCGGACCGTCCATTCGGCATTCCGGCAAGAAGAAACCCCACTCGTCCCAAGCAGGAACCTCGCCGCCTACCGGCATAGGCTCGATGACAAACGTGTCCGCTTCCGCGGGGGTCGCGCCCATGCTCTCCCCGGTTCTAAGCGTTAGGTTGCCGTTCGACTCCAGCGTGTTGTCCGTTAGCGGGTAGGACAAGCCGTTCAGCGTTCCGGACGTAAACCGGATCCGCATGCCCGCCATCGTCGAGTTGATGTGCTGCGGCAAGACCGACGCGGTCCACGACCCGCTAGGCGTGCCGCCCGCCGCCGACGTGAGCGTGTCCCCGTTCCGCGACGTCGACAAAGACACCGTGGTTTCAGTTCCGCTGTCGACCGCGGCGACCACGTAGTAGTCAATGGTCGCGGCCGTGATGTCGGGGTGCGTGCCCGCCGACGAGAACCGGAGCCGCATGCCCGGACGGTAGTATCGGTTGGTGGCTGTGAACTGCACGGGTTGGCCCGTCGTCAGCGCGCTCCACGTGATCGGGTAAGCGGCCACGTCGTGCCCGTCCAGCGTCACTTGGCCCGACAGCGAGGCAGACGACGCCACTTCGTATTGGCTGCCGACATCGTGGAACCCGCCGAACCGAACGTTGGGCGCGATCTTGGTCGTCGTGCTCGTGGCCACCCCGGCCGCCGTCCCTACTTCTAACTCAAGCTGGAAGACCTCGCCGGTTTGCAGAGGCGGGTCGAGCGGAGTCGCTGAGTTCAGCGTAATCCGACCAGGAGTCGTAGCAGACCACCACGAGCCGGTTGCGATCTGCAAGCGCTCCCCGGTGCTCAGTCGGGTCAAATACTTCCCGTAGGGTGCTTCTTGGAACGCGCACGACAAGTCAACACGAACGCGGCTGGTCGACGTCTGCGTGTCGACGGCCCGCGCGTAGCCCGGGTAGGTGGTCGTGTAGAGCCACGTGTAGTCATTGGCCCCAACTGTCCCGCCGACGTTACGCATCTCGAAGAAGGTCGACGTCGGGTTGAACAGCGTGAACCTGCGGATCGCGGCTGTTGCTCGACCTTTCAGGTTAAGGGTCTGGTAGCCGTCAGGCCATGACCCCGGCATCGCGAACGTGTCGCGGGTAAACGAGCGCGAATAGATCGTAGCGCTGGGGAACACACCGGGGTTGCGAACCGCGGTGGTCGGCATCTGATCTTCGTTCTTGGCCCGCTCGCTGACCGCCGCCCCCTGCGACTGGCCGATAGACAGAATGAACTTTCGTGTCGCCATGAGAGCAGAAGCGGCGCGCACGAAGCGCGCCGCTTAATTGATGACCGTTAGGCCAAGTCGACTGTTGCCGGGTAGGTGTTGGTGATCACGTTGCCCAGCGACGTGGTCGTCTCCGGGGTCGCTGCAAGTTGCAGAGACACGGCGCCCGTAATAGCGCCCGAACCGCCAACCGCCTTGTAGGCCGCTCGCAGGTATCGCATACCCGTTACCAGCGTGTTGTGCGTCAAACCCCCAAGAGGGCTCAGCGCGAACGACAGCTTGGATCCGGCCGTCAGAGCGTCCGGGATCGACCCAACTGCGGGGTTGATCATGGCGCCCATGATGCTCGTCGAACGAGCGACGGTCGTGCTCAGGTTGTTGATGACTGGAGTGCCTCCAGTTGGAAAGCCGAACAGTTCGACCTCCAGCCCGGTCCCCCCGGTCACACCGGCGGGGCTGCCGTTGTCCGTCGTGGTAAACGACGTGGTCACCAGCATGTTGACGTAGAGCGTCTTGCCGTTGGCCCAATCGCGATACCACGTCCCCGTCTGTCCGTTGCGTTCGGTTTCGACACCGAAGTCCATCCAGTTGTCGGAGTAGACCGTGCTACCGGCAGCAAGCGATGTAATCGCTTGCTGCTCGGAGAACAGTCCTGCGTTGTCGAGGATCATAACGATGCCTCCTAGAAGCCGTCCGGCGAGATGAACGCGGTCGGGTAGTAGACCTGCGGGCCGGTCGGGTCGCCGTGGACCAGATGAACTTGCAGGTCGATGTTCGTCATCGTGCCTCCCGCGTTGTTCTTGATCTGAACCGTGAGGTAACGCTGCTTCGCCAGCTTGAGCGGGTTGCTGACTTGGAGAGCAATTTGATCTCCAACAGCAATGCCGCTCTGCGGGTTGAAGTCGGGGGTCCGGCAAATCGTGGTGCCCGACGACCCGTCGTCGTTGTCGGAAACCGCGACCCGAAGTTCGCAGTTAGTCGACGCGCCGCCCACCGCGTTGACGGTGAACACGATGAACAAGGGTTCACCCTGCGAAATGTCTCGCGCAAGGTTTTCGTTCTCGTTGATCGTCGCGTCGCCGTCAGTCGGATCAGTCATCCGAGACAGCGCGACCCCGTTCAGGTCCACCGTGGTGGCCAGCGTAAACGTCGAGCCCACCGGGGGCCGCGGAGCCCACGCAGTGGCAAGCTCCAGGTTCTTGTCAGCAATCATGTGTCGGTCCCCCTATTAGGTGAGGCGGGTTTCGTTGTTGTAGAGGGTGTCGCACAGGCGGATCGGGACGCCGCTGAACGACAGGTAGCGGCGGGTGTTGCCGAACTGGTTAATGCCCTCTTCGAACTTGAGGACGGACGCGAACTTCTCCATCGCCAGACGCGACAGCGCGCTGTGGACCAGACGGTTCACGTAGAACGCCGGGCGCACCATGTTGATGTTCGGCAGCTTGTAGAGCGCCGTCGTCATGGTGTGGAGCAGGTTGTTGTAGGTGGTGAGGGCTTGCGCCCCGTCCAGATCCTCAAGCTCCGTCTTCTTCAGGTTGCAGATGCGAACCGCGTAGCGCCAGTCCTGAACGACGAGGCCGTGGTGCCACGTGTAGAGGTCGGCGTAAGCCTGCATCCGGTTGGCGTTGACGCCGCCCTGGCCGTAGACGGTTTGCTCACCGAGGTCTTGGTGCACGAGGCCAGCCTGCGAACCTTCCGGGAAGGTGCAGTAGACCGTCTCGTCGCCCCAACCCACGAGGTAGATCGACGTCTGGTCCGAGCCAGCAGCGCCGCCGCCGTTGATCACGTTCTGCGAGTTCGCCGCGCCCGAGAGAACGCTGTAGCGCCCTTGCAGGCCAAGGTAGCTGGCGGGCTCGGTGCCGGGATCGCCGCGGAACATCGTCTTCGCCTGAGTCTGGCCCATCGACTCAAGGTGCATGCGGGACTGGCTAAAGCGGAACTTGTTGACGTCGCCGCTGAGCTTGGCCAGCACGCAGTCCGTCTCGCTGCGGGCTTCGAGCATGCCGATGCCTTCGTCAACCTGAGCAGTCGACGCCTTGGTCGGCGGGATGCCCTGGTTGATCTGGCGCCAGTAGACCGCCGGAAGGCCGGTCGCGATGGTGACGCGGTGGTGGGTCTTACCGTTCGCTTCCTTGAAGACGCAGTCTTCGAGGATTTCGTTGGTCTGAGACAGAACGTTGGTGACGACGGCCAGCTTGCCGTCCGGGTCGAACATCTTCGCCCAATCGGCGAGAGTCAGGTTGCTGGTGCTGAGAGCAGCCATGGATCAGATCAGTTGTTGTTGCTTGGATACATGATGGAAGCCGCCCGACTTGTGTCGGTGAAAACGTCTCCCTGGATAGGCTTGGACGAACCAGCGGTGATCCCACCGTTGACCATCGTCGCCTCCGAGATCGCGCGACCGACACGCACCAGCATGCGGAAGAGCCTCGGCTCCTTCCCCAGCGGCAGGTCTCCGTCGTTCAGCAACTCCCGCAGCCCTTCGTCACCGAAGGTCTCGACGGCCTTGTCCGCGATCGCCATGTTCTCGTTGAGCTTGTCGCCCCCGAGTTCGGCGTCGTTCGCGACAGCCTGCGCCCACTCTTGCTTGGTCGCCTCCACTACCGAAGCGTTAGCTTCGGACAGCTTTGGGGCCAGCGCATCGAGCAACGCTTGCGCTTGCTCGCCTGTGACGCCTTGGCTTTGCGCGGCTTCGGTCAACGCTGCGATCGCAGAGTCAGGGAGGTTCATCGTCTCGGGGACGTCGAACTTGACCTCTGACACTTGCGTGTCCGAAACCGTGGACTGGTCAGCACCACCGTCTTGCGGCTCCTGCTCCGTGGTCGACTTGGTCGACTGCTCCGTGCTGGACTCCGCGGTCTGAGTGGGTTGCTCGTTTTGCGGCTCGGCCGTCGCCTGAGTGGCTTCGGCTTCCCCGCCCTCATTTGTGACTTCGTTGGTCGTGTCGGTCACAGAATCTCTCCAATGAACTTGGCGAACTGGACCGGGTCTGCGTCACGCAGCCTCGGAACCAGATCAACGAAGACCGAACGCTTCCCGGCAGCGAACGCCATCTCAGACGTTTGCTTGTTGAACACCTCTGAGGTGAACCCGGTCGAAGCCGCCAGATGACGTAGGAAGGCTCGACCCTGTGGTTGCATGAGCATCCACCGGGTTACCTCCTCAATCGGCGGTTCGTCAGATCGGTCCATTGCGCGAAACCTACGCCGCGCAATCAGCCTTATGTGCCCCTAGATGTCTGACCGGGCAGGCGGGACGTCTAAAGGCTGGAGACCATGCCGTCCGTTCATCTGGCTCAAGGCGAAGAACCCAGCGCGCCGGAGAGCGGTTAGCTGGGTCGCGTCTTCCCTGGGTGCGCCCCTCGACACGATCAACGACCGAAGCTTGTCGATTTCGTCCGGAGTCGCGGGTTCCAGCGCCGTGTTGAGGGCCAGAACGGTGTCCCGGTGTGCGTCATACATCTCCGCAGGAAGCAGGTATTTCTGCGCGATAGACGCTTCGGTGGTGTCAAGAACGACCTGCCACAACTCGCTGACCGTGATCATCCGAGAATAGCCACTCTGATGATCCGGCTGATCCAATCCACGATTTCGCCCTGCACCTTGGCTGCTTCTGCCGCGCCCAGGTTGGCCGTCGCGGCGCGCACAAAGCGCATTTCGCGCTCGGCCGCGGCCGGATCAGTTAACGCTACGCCCGCAATCCGAACAGATTGCTCGGCCAGACTCGCCACAATGAGCTTGTTTTGGGGGTCTACGACTGCGGCCTTAAGCCGTTCGATGAGGACGTGAGGGTCAGGAAGAGCGGCCATGTCGAAGTTTTAGGATTTGAGATTCGATGTCGTGACGAAGCCAAGGACGCGTTTCGCGTTCCAGTTGTTCTTGCAAGTGAGACAACCGATTGACGCGAATCATCTCTAGTGCTTCGTCGCGTGCAGTTCTGGGTGATGGCTGCTTCATGACTTTAAGCAACGAGCTTTCAGCCCGCCGCCGTTCGCCCAAGCGTCGCAACGTGCACGTTCGACACTTCCTGTAGGTCCGACCTTTGGCGTCTAGGTATGCGTAGACGTTGTCGTCCGACAACTCGTGTCCGTGTCTGCACGTTGCGATTTTTTCAGTCATCGGTTGGCTTCTTCAGCAGCCTCCAAACGCAGACGCCAAGTTTCGACGGTCAACAGCTTCAACTCGCGTTGAGCTTGGTTGAGTTGGTCGTCTCGCCGAACGTAGTCGGTGTAGTCCGGGGCCAACGCGTCGAACGTCGCGCGGTCTGCCACGGTGTAGGGGTGCGGCGGCACGCAGGCCGACGCTGCAAGAAACAGCAAGCAATGCTTGGCCACCCTTAGTAACCACCCTTCTTCTTGCCCTTCTTCGCCATCTTCGCCTTCTTGCCCGCAGCCTTCTTCATGGGCATCGGCTTCTTCGCTGCTTTTGACATCTTCTTAGCCATAGGTCTTCTCCAATTCTCGACGCGCCAACGTCATGTGGTAGTCAACGTTCCAAACCGTGCAGCCAAGTTGCCGCGCGATCTCTTTCTGCGAAAGGCCCTGGATCCGAAGTTCAACAACGGCGCGGCGCGCGTCCGGCATAGCTCGAACTTGCGACAGCACACGGTCCGCGTCTTCGGTTTGGATTAAACGATCTGCCGGTCCCGGCTTGGGGTCTACGTCATCTAGCCGAAGTAGCTCAACCGTTCGGTTGACCCGGTGTTTGCCGTCAATTTTGTAGCGACCGTGTTGTCGTCGAACTTCGTCAACGACAACGCCCAGCAAAGGTCGGCGTAGCCACTCAGCGACTTGAGCAAGATGCTCAAACTCGCCGGGCTCTAGCAGCTTTTGGACGCGCCGCAGAACAGTCACTTCTTGTTGTTTTGCCGGTTGATGTTGTAGGTCGAAGCAGACAACGCCGTAACCCCGGCCCCGATTAGAACCAGGGGCACGTGCGTGTCGTCTAGCAACGCGGCCAAGACGGTGCCCGCCACGATGCACACGATGGACAGAATTAACGTTGATTGGGTCACAGGCCGATTCTGTTGGTGAGTAGCGCGGTAACGACAGGGATCAGGCCACCGCACAGGCCCCAGACCCCACACTTGACCTTGAGCGACGCGATCTCGCGCTCGATCCGCAGCATCTGGTCCCACATGCCCTGCTGGACCTGCTTGCC